TTAACTGGTTCCATTAACTGGTTCCGAAGCGGGCGCCACCTCCTGATCGATGTCGTCGAAAGCCTCCCCACCTTCTCGCTCCGCGGTCCTCCCGGTGTAAGCCTGCCACCTCCGGATGATCACGTCGCAAAAGATCGGCGACAGCTCGAGACCAAAGACTCGGCGGCCAAGTTTCTCGCCGGCAATGTACTGCGATCCCGAGCCGGCAAACGGTTCGTAACAAACGTCGTTCTTGGCCGTGTGCAGTTCCATGGGAACCGTAAAAACGCGAACCGGCTTCGAAGTCGGATGCTCATCGCACTCAACCTCGCCCGAAGGAATGTTCCAGACCGTTGTGGGCCATCGATCGAAGGCTTCGCGGGATAGGCTTGGCTTCTTTCCCTTTACCCAGCCAAAAAGACACGATTCGTGCTGCCAACTGTACACGCAGCGCGAGAGGGCGGCTCGCGTTTTCACCCAAACAATTTGCTGATGCATGAACGCGCCTGCATCACGCCAGGCTTGCTCGACCATCATGTGCCTGACCGAGGCGTACCAGCAGTACCAGGCGACATTGTCGCCTAAGGCCTCTGCGATCGCAGTCGAGATGAACTGATCGTAGAACCTTGGCCCCTGTGATGAGTCGTCCCAGTAAGGCTGTTCGATATATGCTGCCGACCAATCCTTCGTCTTGTCTGGGGGCCGGTTTGTGCCGTCATAGTCGACAAGGTAGGGCGGATCCGTGGCGAAGAGTTTGGCTCGCTCCCCGCCCATCACTCGCCTCACGTCTTCGACCGACGTTGCATCACCGCAAAGCAAGCGATGATCCCCCAGCATCCACAGGTCGCCAATTCGCGTTTTGGCGACCGGCGACGGTTTCGGAACGTCATCTTCGTCGGTCAAAGCGGCCGCTTGAGGGACTTCTTCTTTCAAGAGGTCGTCGATTTCCTCTTGCGTGAAGCCAAGAATGCCAACTTCGAAGTTTTCCTCGCGAAGGCTCTCAAGTTCAATCGAGAGGAGTTCGGCGTCCCACCCGGCGTTTTCAGCAATCCTGTTGTCCGCGATGATCAGCGCCCTTCGCTGCAGCGGCGTCAGCGAGGACAATTCGATTGTCGGAACTAGCTCCATCTTAAGCTTTCTCGCGGCAAGCAGCCGCCCGTGGCCGGCAATGACGCCGTTCTCGTTATCTACAAGAATAGGGTTTGAAAAGCCGAAAAACCGTATAGATGCGGCTATCTGGGCGATTTGCTCTTCGGAGTGCGTTCGTGGATTATTGATGAACGGGATGAGGTCTTCTGTCTTTCGATATTCCAGTGCTAATGATTCCATCACACCCTTAAGGTCACGAAACGGCCAAAAGTAAATCAAAATTGTCGGCATGACCTCTAGTTTCTTCGTAACTTTCGGTCTTTACGTTTGCCAGAAAGGAATTGCCCTTGGACCGGGTTCTCGAACTTCCCTGGGTATCCGGTCGACGCGCCGAGCGGAACATGCTGGTGCGCACCGGTATCGACAATTGCTGGAATGCTTGTCCCGCAATAGCGCATGGCCATTTCGATCGACAGTGCCAGCGCAATTACGCGGTCGTCGTGCTGCCCGCTCGGCGCGGTCATCTTGAGGTTGCCGGCGTCGGTCTTCTCGTAGTGGTAGCTCTTGAGTTCACGCTTTTGCTTTTCGTCATCGATGAGCAGGATCTCCCCGCGCTCAATGATCACGGATGCCTGGTTGATCAGGTGGGTTTTGCTGATGGTCGTGAATTTGTATCCCTCGACCGGGGCCCACTGAACCAGGCCGTCCAGCCGCTCTAGGATCGGGTCCCCTACTCCAGTGGAGTCGATTAGGACAGGCGCCATGTATTGCTGCGAGAGTTCTGCGATCTTGGCGCACTGCACTTCCCAAGGCATGCCCTGGAAGGCCTCCATGTAGACCTGCTGCATCGTCGGCACGTCGAGGATCGAGATGGCAGTGAAGTCCTCGTATTTGGCCAGGTCGACGCCCATAACGAACGGCCCGGGCAAGACCATTCCTGGCGGCAGTGTGCTGACCGCGTCGACTCCGACAAAGATGGCGCCACCGTCCTCGAGGAATTCCGCCAAGTACTCTTGACGGAACGTTCGGTCTGTTATTTCGAGCCGCGCCTCCTCGACCTCGGAGGTGGGCAAATATGGGTTCGTCACGGACGGGAACCTGAAATTCGCCCAGTTGGGCTGCCCGGCGTCACCACGCATCCACAGGTCGTAAAACCAGTCGAGTCCAGTCGGGGTGGATATCGGCATGTATCCTCCGATCCGGTCTGAGAGCGCCGGCCGAAGCTGCTGCTCGTAGACGGTTTTGCGCTTTTCCTTCGATGCCTCATCTTGGATCACGAGATCGAGGCCCCGGCCAATGAGGGAGTCGGGCTTGTCGCTCGACTTCGCTGCGATTAGGCCACCCGTGCGGGTCTCAATGACCTGGTCGCCCTTGGAGGATCGAACGTTGTAGAGCAGGTGCTTGTACTCGGTTAGCTTGGCGTAGTCCTTGCAGTCGTCAAAGATGATCCCAGCGAGGTCGTATGTGTGGGACACGATCCAGGCCCACCCTCCAACGGCAGCTACGGCCATCGCCTCGGCCGCAGCGCCCTGGGACTTTCCCCAACGGCGACCACAGCAGACGACCCTGTTGCGGACCTGAGAGCTGTGGATTTGACGCTGCCCGTCGTGGGGCTCATACTCGATCATCTTGAAGATGCGAAGCTTGTCCTCGAGCGTGAGTTTTTGCGTCAGCCCAATGTATCGGGGCCGCTTGATTTTCTGGTTAGCGGCCACCATTCGCTACTGCCTGGTTTCGGGGCGCGGCACATACGCCGCTTCAATCGTTGTGGAGCCAGAGTCGGTTGTGAGGTGGTGATCTACGCTCGTCACCATAAGCGGAATCGAGGTGGTGCCAAACCGCTGGCTCTGGACAAGGATGACGTCCAAGGGATAAATGTCCGGCTGCAGCCAGGTCACGAGCCGCGACTGGATTCCCGGAATTCGGAACCACCTGATCATTTGCCGAGAGGCGCGCTGGGCGTATTCAAGGTCCGCAAACTGTGAGTCTACGAGAACCGAAGCGCTCCTGTAGCCGAGGTGATTGAAAGTGTTCGGGTTGTAGACTACGCCCGGGTCGTCGTACTTGAAGACGATCGTGTCCCACAGTGGCGTGAAGGCAGCAAGGCCCATGACGATCGCCTCTGAGCGAACTTCTTCCATCGATTTGCCGACCTGGAGGTTCCAGCAGCCCTCAAAGCCGGCTGGGCCACCGCCGTAGGTACTCGCATTGCCGTAGAATCCGCTTTGCGCATCGGATTCGTAGAACGCGCGCCTGATCCCCGTTGGGAGCCAGAAACGTTCAAAGTGCAGCCTTCCGAAGACGTCGAAGAACAACATGTAGCCGATCGATCTCGCAAACTTGGCCAAAGAGCTCCAGCCCTCGTCTCCGCCCTGAATTCTCGACAGGACCGAGCCGACGACACCGATCGGGAGGTAGTAGGCCGGGCCGCCCTCCGGCGTTCCTAGGTCCGAGCCTGGGCCAAATGGGATGTCCGGGATGTAAGCGGCAAACGCGCAGTCCTGCTTAGCGACGCCCCACAGCTGCGCGATGAAATGCACGAAGTAGTAGCTGTTCCATGCATCCGCCCATGGAAGCGCAAATCTAGGGTTTTGGAGCTGGATCGATCGATCGCGGCCTTTAAGGTGAAACTTAGACTCGCCGGCAGCTCCGTCGACGGCTCCCTCCGTGTGGCCATAGCCCGTAAAGACTCGAGTGGGCGGCCCGATGAAGCCGTTTGGCAGTGACCGGCCCATGTCGATTTCCAGCGCGTTTTGACCGTAGTTCATCATCCACTCGCCCCAGAAGCCGATCTCTCCGGTCGGCAACTGCCGAATCTTGTTGTTATTGAAGATGAGATGTGCCTTCGAATGGATCTGCAGCGTGTTTGGGTCGAACGCATGTGAGACATCGATCGACTCGGGCCTAGCCAAAAGCGGCGGCCCGAAGTACTGGTCGATGACCGCTTGCCAAAACAGGTTAACCGCACGGACCGCGGGCGTGAAATCACTGTAGGCCTCGCCCTCATAGATTCCATTAATCGGGCCGTTGACTTCGAGCTGGTAGTAAACGGTCGGCCCTAAGAGCGAGGATTCATCCTGGTTGACAAACCCTGTCCATTCCGGAGGAACGACGCCGGCTGTATCAATAAACTCCGGCAGAATCGCCTCCGAATAGAATCCGGTTGTGATCTCAGCACTCTTCCAGACGGCCGCGTTCTTCCACTTCATTGGGTGCCCGGAGCACGCAAGCGTACGGAACTTATAGGCGAATATGAGGGCGGTGTTGATCTGCCAGATCGGATTGCCGCCTGCGTCGACACGTGCTTCCTCAAAGGTGAAGACCTGGTCTTGCGTCCCGAGCCTAATCGACAGCCTGCCGGCGAGGAGGCGAAACTCCAGGATGTTGTAATCATAGGGGGCGGTCTCCTCCTCCGGCTCGGACGGAGCGTCGGGATTATCGATCGGTTTCCCCCAGGTCATTCTCCAGAGATCGCCACCAGCTGCGACCTTCTCTAGGTCGTCCCAGGTCACGCCGTCATCGTAGGTGACGGCGACGACAACTTCGCCATTGCCGGTAAAGCGAACGGAATATACGACCTGCTCCGTGTTCTCGTAATCGCCAACACCTATGCGGAACGTCGTAAAACGTGACTCGGGTGCAATGCTGTCCTGAGAGCTTTGTTCTTCGCGAGCCCAAAGAAAGGTCATTCCCTGCGTGGCTCCGGTCCACATCACCGCAAAGAGGGAAGAGTCCGCAGCCTCGGGATCTTGGACGATATGAAACTCGCGATGGCCATACGGGTGATTGCAGCGATAATCAATTTGGGCCGTGTTGTCTTCGGTTGGCAGCCAGTGCGCTGTCGGCAGCGATGGGTCACACTCTGAGAGTTCGTACCCTCCGTCTCCCGTGTTGTGGGGAACAACGAGAGGGGAAGGGTAAATGCACTGCAGGTCGTAGTCGCAAACGAAATTGGTCGCGCCCTCCGACGCCCCAATTCCACCCTGCCACGGGAAGTCCGTTGCGCAGTAGTAGGGCGAGACGATAAAGGGCCACTTGGCATGTGGCGCTCTAAAAGTGACCTGTGCGTATTCCTGGACCGGCGCGTTTGGCATCTATCTCGGGTTTTTGAGGCGCTCGCGAGAGGCGCCACCCTGCACTGACGTCCTGCCGACTTGGTGCGAGGACGTCTTAACTGCGATCGGTCGGGGAATCCGCTTAACGATCGCGCCGAATTTCGATGCCATGCGATCCACCAGCTCCCTCTCTTCAGCAAGCCCACATTTTTCGTCAAAGCCCCCTGCCCGCATTAACGCTTCGCGCTTGACGACCAGGCCCGAGGTGTAAAGTCCACTAGCTGGCCGCAGCCCGTCTTCGCATGCCGACATAAGCACGTCGAAGCAGAGTACGTCCTCACCGCCGATCTCGGCCCTGATCAGGTCGATCGCGCCAGGCAGTGCGATGTCGTCATCATCTAAGAACCAGACCCACTTCGACTTTGCGAACTCGGCCCCGCGGTTCCGTGCGAACCCTGGCCCCGAGGCTTTCTCAACGACAACCAGGCCGTGCTCATCCGACGCGTCGACCAGCTTGTAAGCGTAGCTTGCCGACTCGCGGCCGTCTGCGACGACAACTGCCGGCGACGACAGGGAGCCGAGGCACCGAGCAAGCTCTTTCGCCCTGATGCGGGTCGGGACGACGACCGAGATATCCGTTTCCTCTGGCGACACCTCGAGCCTGGCGGTCCACTCCGGGAGGGGCGCGCCGAAGGCGGCCCACGGATTGAGCCGTGAGCTGTGGTGCGCTTCCTCGGACGGGCTCTTTGCCCAGTGGGTGCGCGCTGTTGTCTCTGCTACGTGTCGGATCATTTCAGGGCCACGGCCGGCGATCGCTTTGAACATTTCGTGGTCTTCGACGGCGCCCTGGGCTTCGCGGTGATGGACGTCTTCGATAAACCGCAGCGGGTCCGCACCGCGGAAGAGCTCGGCCCACGCAAACACCGTGGAGGTCTTAATGAAACACTCTTTTTCAAGGCGCTCCGGTGAGTATCGCCAGTCCTTAAGCTGGTGTTCCGGGTGTCTCTCCGGCCGGTATCTATAGGCTTTAGCCTTTTCGTCGTACCAGCGCCAGGCAAAGTCCGTCTCGGAGTAGCTCATGAGGAGGCCCGGCGAGTGCTCGTGCAGCTCCAGGTGCGTCTGCAAGTGGTTCGGATACCAGATGTCGTCCGAATCGAGGAACGCGATGTACTTCCCGCGTGCAAGCTCGAGGCCACGATTCCGTGCTGCGCCCGGGCCTCGGTTGTGTTTTTCGTGAAACCACCAGATTCGGTTGTGATGGTCGGAGAACTTGCTGCCGGCTACCCGCATGATGCGGTCCCAGTCACCGCTGCCGTCATCGATCACGTAGAGCCGCCAGTGCGGCATCCACTGTCTCAAGACGCTCTCAACCGCCTCAACAAGCGTGTCTACGCGGTTATAAGTCGGGAGAATCACCGACACCAGCTCCTGCTTGCCTTCCCTCTGCTCTGTGAGGTGGAAACGGCCGCGCATCATTTGCTCGTCGCGGCCCTCGACCCAGGTCACAGTCTGATGCTCGAGGTGCTCGATGTAGGCACTGCGCACCTGAACGATCTTCGCGATTCGAAGTGCGCGGTCGAATAGATCGTAGTCGCCGGCAAACAATCCATAGCTTTCATCAAAGCCGCCAAGTGCATCCCAGCAAGCCCGAGAAATCGCAAATGCGTATCCGCCCTGGCGCACATAGGGGTAGCGGACAGGCACGGGCGCCTTCTTGGGCTGCCCTGCCCACCACGTGGCCACAGACTCTACGTTGCGATAAACAGCTGACATCGAGGTGGGCCGCTCTATTCGCGGCGGCGTCACGCCCATTCCGGAGATGCACCGCGGCGAAAGGGGCAAGGCGACTCCGACCTGGTCAGTCAGTTCTTCGCAAAGCGCTTCAATGGCGCCCGGCGTTACGATCGCGTCGTTATTGAGAACGATGAGCGCGTCCCAATCTCCAGACGCGGCCGCGCCCATGTTGATGGACTTTGAGTATTCGCCTACCTCTGGGTTTGAAAGAATCCGAACGCCTCCTGGCTTCTTGCCGGTCGGATCGAAGTCATCGAGCTGCCGGATGACACGGTGCGTCTCATCCGTGCTTCCATTGTCGATAATGACGACGTCGACAGGATCCCTATGGTAACGAAGGGCTGAGATCGCCTGCAGCGTGAGCCAGCTGTTGTTCAGCGTTGGGATGACAACGCGGACTACCAAGTCGTCTCCCTGATGACCCTCTCAAAGACGTGTCGGTGCTTCTCGTATTCTCCCCCGAGCCATGAGACAGACTTCCAGTGCCTAAAGCGGCCGCCCGAAGGCACATAGTAGTCGGAGAGGCCACGCGACCTGAGGACGTCCGTAAGAAGCGCAGCCGTATCGTAGTATCTGCCGACCCCTCCGGGCCCATTGAGCATCGCGCAGTAGAACCCATATCTTTGGACGTCCGGCGAGACGATCGCCTTGCGCCACAGCGCTAGATACACAGGCACTCGCGCCGCATGGTGCCTCACATCGTGATTCTCCCAGTGCATCTTGTCCTTGGGAAAGAACCACGCGGTGCCGGCCGGATCAGGCTTGTCGCAGCCTACAGCGAAGCAGTCTTGGGAAGGAGTCGCCTTCTTGGCCATCTCAGAAATGAGCCCAGGACCGTGAAAAGTTACGTCAGTGTCCAGCGTCAGCACGAGGTCCGCAGTAACATCATCAAAGCAGGATGTAAGCAGTTCATCGTGTCGCATCTGCGCCTCTGTCACCTGAAGGAGTGCCCCAGAGTTCACCGCAAGGTGCTTGACCCAGTCACCGCAACTTGGGGAGGCAACGAGATAGATCTCCATGTCGACGTCGCGATTGAAGTGCCGGAGAGATTTGATGCACGCCTCGGTAGCGAGCGGTGTATCGAGGGTGCAGACGAGGGCCGCGATGGTCATAACCGAAGTGCTACCGCAAATCCACGATCGAAGTCCGCCGCGAACGTCTGCCAACCCTGGGAGTCCAGCCTTGCGAGCGCAATGGAAGGGCCAGGACAGTCATGACAGTCTTCCTCTGGCATCGTGTCATGAAGGCAAATACATGAGGCGCCGCGCAGGACAGATCTCCGTACGTCGATCCAGCACGGGTCGACGTCGTGGTGGCCATCGATCACAGCCATGTCGATCTTGTCCGGTAGGATGACCGTTCGCGAATCGCAGACGCGGAGGTCGATTGTCAGGCCGGCTGTCTCCCACCGCTCGCACAACCCCTCAGGGGTCGTATGGCGCTCTTCGAAGCTGTCTACGGCTATCGGGACGCGGTAAGCATGTCCCGACTCCTGCAGCGCCCTTGCGATGCGTGCCGACATGTACCCGAAGGCCACGCCAACCTCAACGACTACAGCCGGCTTGAGCCACTTAATGAGGCCCTCAACGATCTCTGCGTGGCGGCGCGTAGCCAGGTCGGCGAACCCGTCTAACAGCTGGTTGAACTCTTCCCGCGGAATCATTTCTTATTCGGGCACCCAGCGCAGCAGCTATTCTTGGTCTCGGTTCGAAACGTCCAATTGCGGAGGAACGACTGATAAGCCGGATTCTGCTCGACGATCGATTGCCATGTTCCCGTCTTGACGTGCCCGACTTCGTGCCTGGCGAGGCACGACCACACGGTTCCTGGATGATCCACATAGAGCTCCCGCGGCGCGATTGCAACCGGTGAGTCGTCATTGAGCGAAACGACATCTGGCTGAAACCAAGGAACACTCGCAAAGAAGTCTTCGTTAATGATCCCGCCCGAACCACTGCCGGGATCACTGCAGGTCGTTCCAGAACCGTAACCCTCTTCCTCTGACGGGCCATCCGTCATTCCGCTGAAGTCCGTATAGCGGCGCCAGCGGCTTGTTCCCGTGTCGTCCTCGCCGGCATTTGCGTTTAGGACTGAAAACTGGGGAGGCGTCGCCATGAACCATAGGCCCTCGCGCTCAGCAATGGCCCGGGCGGCGTCGATCGCCCGTAATGTCCGATCGCGAAAGAATCGCAAGCTCTCATCGATCCGCGATGTAACGTGATGGTCGGCCGGTGCCAGCCGCAGTTCCTCGCCTCGATCGGTGCGGCCGATCCCGAGTCGGGCGCAAAGCTCGACCCAGGCCGGCAGCTCGTCGATGTTCGAACGCATTCCGGTGAACTGGCTGCAGAGCTTCGCGCCCGGCACCTCGCGTTTGAAGGCCAGCACGTTGTCGACAACCGTCTGCAGGTCCGCGCCGCGGATGCGCAAGTACCCACCCTCTGTTCCCGCATCGATCGAAACCGAAACTTGCGGAGAGTCTCCTACGGAGCCGAACACACGTTGCTTGCCCAAGTGCCGGCCGTTGGTGAAGAAGAAGAGGTCCTTGCCGGCATCAACAACGTCCTGGGCCGCGGTTCCGAAAAGAGGCGCAATCGTCGTTTCGCCCAGCCCGCCAAGCTCCATGCGGCCGGTGTGGGGCATCAGTTTTGCTTTTACCAGGTTCCACGTCTCTTCGCTCATATGCTTTGAGAGGTCGAGATTGTTGCGGCCGTCGCCGTATGAGATGACGGCAAGCTTGCGGCCTTGAAGAGTAGGCGGGAGCAGCTGACGTTCGCACATCTTGCAATCGAGGTCGCAAGCGCTTGTTATACGTGCATGAACGGCCTTCGGATGAAACACCAAAGGCCGTTCGACTGTCAGTGGCGCAGGAGCGCTCATGTCGGTTTAGTCGGGATCGACGAAGTCCTTATCGACTAAGGACTCGACGAACTCGATGACCTCTTCGACCATTTCGTTGCGCTCTTCGACCGCTTTCTCGACGTCGGCGCCGGTGCGTGCGCAAATCCTTTCGATTGCGGACCTGGGCGGCGTCAAGAAGCGCTTCAAATGCTCCCGGCCGAACATCTTGTAGACGGCGAGCGCGGTTGCCCAGAAGTTTTCTCCCATTACGTAACCTCCTTGCCCTTATCGGGCGGCGTTGATGGTTGGTTCTTGCCACCGTCGTCCGGAGGCAAATCCTTGTCGTCACCACCAGCGGTCTTGTCAGGCGGGATGCCTTCCTTCACCTCAGGCTGGGTCTCTGCTTCGGGTGCCGCCGTGGGCTTGTCGTCTTTCTTCGAAGCAGCATCCTTGCTTGTCCCCTGTTTGCGAGCGAATTGCCGGCTGGGCGGAGCAAAAAAGTGCATGCCCGGATTGAGGTCACGCTTTTGCCATCCGTTGGACTTAAGCCATTTCAGTGCCTCTTCGACCGTGGGAGGTGACTTCTCAAGGGAGTCTTCGAACTCGCGAAGGGACTTCTCGGCGGCCGCCTTGTTCCTGTCCGAGATTTCCACGAGCATGACGTGCCCGTTGCGGCACTGGATCGTGCCTCGGCCGCTTCCTGAGTAGGTAACGATCATTGTGGAGCCTATGACGTTGCCAGGGACAAGTGCAAGAGGTATATCTGCCCGAATCGAGGCATCCAGTGCCATCGGCGCCGCATCCAAGAGTGCGTCCATGCCAAAGTCCTGGTCAATCGAATCTGCAGTCACGCCCGCATTGAGGCCATTGACATAACGCCCAAACCAGGACATGAATCTGTAGTGTTCGGGTTCGTCTTCCATGAAAGGGCCTCCGTCGTGAACGTTTCGCGTACGGTAGCTTTCTCCGGTTCCACCTGTTCGCCAGTGCTCGTACGTCCCCGGTGTGGTGCGAGGACCGGGCGTCCACAACCTGATCGTGCTGCCGTCGTTTGCCTCCCACAGGTTCGTTCCCCGAGGGTCGATCGGAGTGTGATAAATGAGCTGCTTAAAGCCGTGGCCGACAAGGTCGCGGGCAAACTGCCGCAGCGCCGGCCCGCGATCAATCTGGCCGCCATCCATGTGGCTATAGATCTGAACACCGGGTGTAGGCGACGTCAGCCTCTGATTCGGCTTCATCTTCGACTGGGAATTGCTGGAAGACGAGATTGCCTTGCCGAACCGAATGTGATATCCGTTGCACGCAAATCCGTTGGGTGGGCTGTCAAGAAGAGTGGTGATCGGGACGCCGTTGTTGATCTGGAACTCGATCGTCATGTCTTGCGCCACCCCGGCCTGCTCAGGATAAACGCCCGGAAGCGCATTCACGGCCGCTTTGATCTGCGCGGTGTTGGCGTTGGCCGGCACAGCAACCGTGTTCCTGCCAAGCTGCAAGACCCAAGGTAGGTCTCGCGGAACCAGGAGGAACACTGTCTTGTCGGCATCATAATCGTCATCGCCAAGGTCACTGCCGGCGGAAAGGCTGTCTCGATCGGTGCCCGCTCCTAAGTTCCGGAGTTCGGTGAATCGCTTCGAGAAGCCAAACTCTCCCACCATGCTCTGGAATGGGTTGCCGCAAAACCGCGGCCGATACTGGCCCTGACGGTACCAGTGAACGGAGTCTGTGTTCAGGACGTCGTCCGGATCGATCCTGCCGTAGAGCAAGTGGGCCACGACGCGGGCAGCCCATTCATAGTTAGCCGCGATCTTCGCGTCGATCTCCGCCGGCGTTCCAGTCGGCATAACATCGCCGCCGTCCAGGTTCCCCATAAGGTTTGCGAGTGCACGGCCGGACGGCTGCTTGAGATCGCGAACGATATCGTTGAAGTATCCGCCGCCGTTATGTGGCCATACCGGGTCAATCGACAAGTCTTTCGAACTCTCCGGACCGTTCATTAGCTGCGGAATGATCAGTGCCGACCCAAACCCGACTCTGGCCTTCCAATCGGCGATGAAGTCCTGCATCCATATCCAGACGGCATCGATGACCGCATTCCAGAGATCTCCGGGGCCGGCGGGCGCAGGCTTGAGTCCGCTTGCGCCCGCAGAATAGGTGCCGCCGTTTGCACAGATCGCAAGATCAATGAGGAAGCGCCTGGCGTTCGACCGATCGGTGCCGAAAGCGTCTCCAGTACCATAGCCAAGCGAGTTGTAGATCGACGTGGCACCGTTCATCGGATACCCGAGCGCGACGAGCGCAGCTCTTACACCGGGATCTCGATCGAGCCCCCATGCGCGGTCCAGGAGCGTCAAGACCAGGCGAATGTTCTTGCTGCTCAGCTGCTCGGCCCAGTTGCCAGTGTGGTCGCGACGTGCAATGGAAGCCGCCTGCTGGGCCGCCAGAGATGTCTTGAAGTCTGCGCTGACGTCGAGCCGGTTGTCCCGAATCATTCGGAGGTTCCACTCCTGCACGATGCCGATCTCTTCGTTCATTGTCCGAGGCTGCTGGTCAAAGGCAAGCGCGTTGATCTGAGCGCCCGGAACGTACCTGTCGATCAGGTCGTCTGGCAGGTTCTTGAAGAGCGGGACCTGGCCCGTGTAGATCGTGCCGGCCACTTGGAGCCTACTCCTCTTCGGCGAACATATAGAGTTCGCAGGAGCCCTCGTCGGTGTCGCTCGGGTTCCATACGGATATCTTCGTCACCCGAGTGAGGATCGGCGTGTGAAAGGTCGGCGTACCGACTTCGCCGGCGTTGTCTGCGCCATACCACTGGCCATCGATCGGCTGGTCGAGGCCGGCGCGCACCCTAAACGGGACTACGAGCTGCTCTGGCTGGCCGCCGGCAATGTAGACCGAAAGGTGAAGATCCGTCAGGCCGTAATTACAGAAGAGGGCCAGGTCAAACTCGTCGGCGATTCCGATGTCCTGCGACGAATCCCAAAGCGTCTGGGTTGCGAGCGGCTGCAGGTTGTCGATGAATGGCCGTGTGCCCTTCTCGTAGAAGCCCACGGGGATGCGAAGCGCGACGACCGAGCCGCCTGAATCGCCGAGAAAGCTTTGTCGTCCGCTGAGACTGGAATCGGTTCGTACGCCCACTGCCATGCTATGACTGCTGAACGGGGCAGTGCTGGGTGCAAAAAAACCAAATGGGCGGTGAACTTAGGGGGAGTCAAACGTCCTTAGGGATTAAAAGCCGAAGGCCCCGCTATTTCTTGGCCAGAAACGGGACCTTCAAATACGAGGAGTCTGTTTCATCCACCCGCTCGATGTCTTAAGTGACGAAACTGATACTGTGATGTGTTGCAACTTTTTTCAGAGCCTTGACAAGCACATGGAAAAGGATAACAATAAGTTTGGAGGGCAACTTTTGGTCGCCCTCCACAAGAAACGAGACGCCGTAGCCAAGCGGTCGAAGGCATCCGAATTGCAGTCGGATACACGGTCTATTGCACCGTGCGCGTGGGTTCGAATCCCACCGGCGTCTCCAGATTCATGCAGCAGCAGCTGCTGTCTCATAGTATAACCCTAAGACGCGCAAATCGGGTTCCTGGGTCTCACAGATCGGCGATACTAACCGCTCGGCCGCGTCCGCTGATGAGCGTTCTCGGTGGTCTCCATTGCGGTCTTGGCCTGGTGGATCGCTGTTCGGTTGTTCCAGAGGCCGCTTTCCTGGCTCGACGCGTTCCCGCTCTTGTCGACATTCACGTTGACACTCAGGTTCTTGTCCCGCAGCTCATGGAGGATCTCCTGCAGAACAGCTACCACGGCGGCTTGGCCACCGGCACCGCTAGCGTCGCCAAGTACGCCGCTTGATCGAGGTCCGTAGGGCACTCCCGCGTGGCCACGAAGGCTCGTCGCGCCGGCAACCGACATCTCAGTGAACCCGCCGACGCCGCCAAATCGAGGCATAAACTCGAAGTACGACTCTCGCGCCTTGCGCGATTGCTCCTCGGTTCCGCCGAAAATTCCTCCAAAGGCCGGGTCTCCCATTCCTCCTTCCATTACCGCTCGCAGCGGGTTCCACATGGACATAAAGAGCTGTCCCCGCTCGGGCATGTTGAAGGCCTCGGAGATCATACGGTCGACGAAACCGCGGGAGTACTGGGTGGCCATGCCGGCCATTTCGCGCCGCATGCCGTTCATCTGCTTCGTGAAGTCGGTTTCCATCCCTGGGGTCCACATGCCTTGGTCGATCAGGTTCTTCCGGTTTCTCTGCAGCATGTTGCCGTAGTCGTTGACTTCGTTCATCTGCTGCATGATGTTCTCGCGGAACTTGCCCGGCGCCATCGGGGCGAAGCCCGCCTCGGCGATCGCGATTTCTGTGCTCAGGTTGGAGAGCCGTTGTTTCTGCGCTTCAGCCATTTCCGGAGTTGCAAGCTGCCGCATCATGCGCGCCTCGTTGGTGCGAGCGCTGACGAGCTGGTTGCGGGCTCCCTGCACCTCCGGCGAGTCCGGCGAGAAGCCTCTTGCGATGAGGTCGTCGTGGTACCTCTGGGCGCGCTGCACCCCGCCGAGGCCCTCTTCTTGGTACCTTGCCATGGCGTTTTCGGTCGGGTCGCCAATCCCAAGAATCTGGTTGATCTGATTCGTCAGGTTGCGCTCCCGCGATTCGAGCGTTCCGATGTTGTATCCGGCCCGGACCTCGGCCGCGGCGCGCTGCGCCTTGAGCTGTGCCTCCTGCGTTTTTGTCATCTCGATCTGCGTCTGATACCGTGTCTTCTCTTCGTGCGTGAGGAACTTTGATGTGTCGAGGATCTCCTGGAGGACCTGCCGCTGATCGCGCAGGCTCTGCAACTGCGCATCGAGGCCTTTGAGCCTGTCCACCTCACTGCCGAAAGCAACGTCCTGCGCAACACCAGCCATCCTTGAAGCAGCATCGAGGCCCGTCTGAGCGAACCGCTCGCTAATGCCCATCTGTTCGCGGCGGCGCGGGATCCCCGTCGATATCTCGAATTCTCCCTGTTCGATCGCATCTTTGTACATCGCCTCTTCAGCCGGGCTCAGCCTGCCGGCACGGCGTTTTTCATCCATCAGGTCGCGAATGCGGCCGATGTGCTTCTTCTGGGCAGACGTCAACTGTTCCCACGGCATCACACCTACGGAGCGTCCGCTGTAGAGTGCACTCATGAAGCCGCGATCGGCGCGGCCGATATCGAGATTGCCGAAGGCAGACACTTCGAGCTGGCGTTCGCCGAAGTAAATGTCGTAGTAGGTGTCCTCCAGCCCCATCTCCGCTTGCTCCGCCTGGGCGAGCAGCTCTCTTTGTTTCCACGGGTCGGTTGTCCTCGATGCCTCTTTGCGCATCAGGTCCGCAATCTGGTGGCCGCGCTCGTCAAACTCGCCTCTGGCGGCGGCAATTCCTGCAGATCCGCGAAACCTGGCCCGGTTGAGACGTGCGCTCGAAAGCCCGAACTCCGCCTGGGCGGCGCCCATCTCGCGCTTGTAGAGCTGTTGGTCGACGGCGCGCCTGCTTGCGAGTTCCTGATCACGCGACATTCTGATGAACTTGTCTGAGCCGAGCCGGCCAAGTGCACCCGGCGCTGATAGAATGCCGTCGATTGCATACGCAACGCCCAACGGGTCATCCTCGATGTATGCCCTAAGAGCCCTATCATCTATCTCCCCGGTGTTTTGCGGCAAACCATTCAATGCCAGGCTTAGACCGGAGTAACGAGCTCTCTGGATGGTCTCGTTGATTGCCGCGCGCTTCGTTGCGTTTCGTGGAAACAGATCGTTGAGCATGGCCGTTACGCCCTCGTCCATGGGTCTTCCGGCGGCTGCTTCGCTAGCGCCGAACTGTAGTTCTTGAATGCTCATGTTGTCGATCTGTCGCAACCGAGCCTGGTGCTGTCGAAAAAGCAGCCGATCGGAGGCAGTTGCACGTCCGCTCATCACTCGCTCTTGGATTTCGAGGTTATAGTTGCCGGAACTTGCCTCCAAGTAATTGCGCATGGCCTCCTCTCTCTCGATTTGTGGTTGCCGAATTGCGTTCCAAACCTGCCCGCCGGCCATTGTCGCTAATCCAATACCCTTCGAAATCGGGTCGGGCCCGAACATCATTAGTGCAGCTCCGGCCATTGTCGCCGCGCCGGTTGAGGCCGAGAGCATTGCAGCGTCCAGGTTAACCCTCCGTCCCATCGCGGCCGCCTGTGAGTACTCGCCGGCAAAGCCGCCGGCGATGTTCCCCAGCATCCACCCGCCGCCTGCCGCCATGATCCCGCCCATGAGTTTGTTGCCCATGCCGCTGCCGATCGGCACGGGCTGAGGAGCCATCTGCTGCTGCACCGCCTGCTGCGCCATAGCCTGTACCCCGCCCTGCTGGCCGTACTGCGCGAACCAGAAGTCCCTTTCGGCCTGAGGCAGTTGCATCACGGACTGGTTGATATCCTCGGCGACGAGGCCCGAGAGCAAGCCCTGCGCTTTGCTTCGCCCAAGCGTAGACGACAGCATCCCTGCGGTGGCTTGCGGGCTTGAGGACGATCGCAACGCGTCCCGCAGGCCCGGAATTCCCTCTACCGCATTGAAGATGGCGTCGAGCGCCGGCGTCGTCTGGACCGGATTCCCTCGCCAGTCCAGGCTTCGCGACGCTAGGTTGGTGGGCAAATCGGCCAAAGCCCGCTGCGTAGCCTCGTGATACGCGCCGAGGAGCGGCGAGCCGGCCGTTCTTGCACTGGGCGACGCCATGGCCGCAGGAGTCGCTTGCGGTGTATGGACAGGGTTGACGCCCACCCCCGGAGTCCAGCCGGCCTGCTCTTGACCGGCGTTTGCAATCTCTCCGGCGACGTGGGCGCCAATGTTCGGGGTTCCTGCAGATTGAGCCGTCCCGCTCGCTCTCGCGGCCGGCGTCCCTTGGCCGGCGCCGCGCGGCGTCGTGGAGGCAGACGCGCCTCCGCCCGGCATGTGAATCACGTCTCCGCCACCGCCCATCTGGGATAGGAGATTAACGTTATCGATGAGTGCGGCCGTCTGTTCGCGTGCCTCGGTTACTCCAAGGAGACGGAGACTGATGGTGGCTGTGCTCTCGGGCATTAACTCCCTTAGACTCTCTCATAGGTGAGTCCTGAGTGAGATTTATGAAATGTGTTGAGCCGCTCGCTGTGCCGCCAATTGGAGCACTTCGATGTCAAGCTTTCCGGCGCACGTGATGGTAGCCGCAACTACGTCGCCGGCACCGACCAGGCTCCGAACTCGAGATACGGGCACGGCCGGAACGTGGTGCTGCACGCCCTCAGCCGCGCAAGCCGGGAGCCAGTAGATCCCACGATCGCCCGCTGTGATCACGACGTGGCAATTCAAGTGGTAGCTCCGCAGGTGTTTGCCGTCAGTGCTCACAAGCATGGCCCGTGTCGCCTCGGCCCAATTGAGCTGAACAACGTCGACATCGCGGTAAAGATCGATGTTCTGCGGCTTCCCATTAACAACAACCCAAGGAGCGACCCGCTCGATGCTACTCGCAATGGAGCCTTTGCCGTAATCGCTCACCAGGACGGCATCGATGTCAGCCTCGCCAAACGCAGACGCTCCACTGCGTGCGTTCTCAACGGCGCCGACAAGGTCAATCGCAGTTACCCGCTGCTCATCATCGACCCGCATCACTTGGTGGCCATGCGCGTCGATGTAGCGCGTCTTGGTGATCAAGCGAGCATCGTTGCCGGCCGTGGTCACGTTAGCACCGAACATCTGGCACAGCTTCGCCGCATTGCCCGCGCCACCAGGTGACACGGTGCGGCTCACCTCGGAGTAGACGACGCAGCTAGGGTCTTCCTGTGACAGGCCGATCGCCTCAACTGAAACGGTGACGTCCGTCATGCGGTCGCCAGCAACCAGAACTCTCATTGCAGGAAATCAGACGAGTGCACCTGGTAGTCCTCTGAGTAAATCGCGCACCTAACCACCTGGGATTCCGGGATATCAACGCCGTCGTAGTCTGCACCCTTGACGTAGAGGTCGATGGCGAAATCCGGCAGTACTTCTTCGATCGGCCGGTCGTAGAGGATGACTCGGTCAACGCAACGCAATGCCCCGACGAGCTCGGCGCGCTCCTCCTGGCCAAGAACGGGCCTGCCGGCGCCCTTGACGGCCACATGGCTATCCGGCGCCACAAACACCCAGAGGGCGTCTCCGATCGCACGTGCCGCCTCCAAGAGCCGCACATGCCCCGTGTGTAGCCCATCGAACCCGCCCGCCGTACCGACGATCATCCCTCGATCAACCCCACGATCTCGTGCATCATCACGAGGTGCACTTCCTGGATGCGTGCCGTGTCGGGCGACGGCGCGCAAATGCGGTGCAGGGAGTCCCAGTCTTTCCTGACATCCTTCTGACCGTCGAAGGTCACGACCAAGCAGCCACGGCTCTTTGCTTCATTCGCAAGATGCGCCAGGCATTCGCCGCGGCCGCTTGTCGTCCAGATCACAACCGCGTCCTTTTCCGATGCATCGTGAGCCGCCAGTTCACGGCCGAATACAGCCCCGTAGCCGAAATCGTTAGACACGGCGCTCATATAGGCTCCGTTCGATCCCAGGCAGATACACGGTAGCGGTGCCCGTCCTTCGGTTTTGTAGCGCCCAACGAGCTCAGCGGCAAAGTGCTCGGCCTGGGCGTAGCTGCCGCCACTGCCGGCGGTGAAAATGCGGCCGCCGGCCGCGAGCCTCGACCCTAGCTGCCCAGCAACGTCGACGAGCGCGTTCGACAGCGGCGCGCATCGCCTGAAGACCTCGATGGTCTCCTTGAATAGGTTCAAGAGTGCCTCCTTTAGGCTATTCCGTACGAAAGCGGCTTGTTGGTTGAGTCGCCGGTGACGACACAGGTCCATCGCCGGAAGATCTGGCCAACATGAACGACCTTACTCTTCGGGTTGTTGGCCCAGGCGCCGTCAAGCGTGAACGTCAAAACCTTGGAAGTTCCGCCGTTGACGACCACCGTGATGGTCGCGCCGTCGCTAAACGGATCCGCGACCGAGCTCGGCAACGTCAACGTGATGGCCGCCGTAAACACGCCGGCATCCCATCCGTCCATTCCTTTCGTGCCGTTGAGCGAAGCGTCTGGAAGGTGATTGTTTGCAAAGGTGACTTCGACACCGTACACCTTGCCACTCACGCCGCCAACGGTCACCCGGTCGAAGTTGAGCATCGGGTTCTGGTCGAGCTGGTTCGTGTATGCGCTGGGCACGGTCTGTGCCGCAACAACTGGCAGCGTCGGCGCGAGGAACACGGTCGACAACGTCGGAACTGCTCCTGGCACGGCTGCGATCGTAAAGGCCTCTGCCTTACATCCCGCCATCGTCGACTTCACGAGCCCATCGCCGATCTCGAGCGTGAAGGGCACGGTGTCATCGAAGCCGGAGCTAAACGGCCGACTGAAGAACAAGTTCCAGAAAGCGGTCGTGAAGTACTCGTTGTTGGCGTCTTGCCGAAGCATGCAGTTCGAGACGATGCGTGTGGACTGCAGTCCTTCGGAAACGGATGCCGCCCAAGACGAGCCGACCGGAATGGCCGTCTGCAGGTTCCTAGGTGCCTCGATGTTTCCGTTGTAAACGGGGTATACGACGGCTGCGCCGGCGCCACCACCATCTGCATCGATTGAAAAGTATCCGTGTCGTCCTTGTGTGTTTGGGGGCATCAGTTGTCTCCAGAGATTTTCTCTAGCGTCTTTGCGGCGGCCTTATCCGCCATGGGCTCAGTGACATTCACGGGCCTTGCCGGAATGTCGGAATCGTTCCATCCGCCGCCTGGGCGGCCAAACTGGTGAGTGGCGGCATAGTTCAAGGCGGAGCCGATGGCAACCTCGTCATCGGTGATGATTTCCAAGTGACCTGGGTCCCCCCGATCGGTCCAAGAGCTAAGCAGGTCGCCCGTGCGAATCAAGATGTTTCGCGCTGAGACCTCGCCGCGCTGAAAGAAGTACTCGCCGTCGCGGTTGCGTCGCGGAGCATGCGGGAAACCACCGGAGTTCTTTTCACGGACCGTGCTCATCGACAGTTCCTGCCATGGAGGGTCGCCGCCTTCGCCGAATTGACGCAGGACGTCCTCGCGCATCGCGTCGGCGATCTCCGGGCCGATCTCCTGCATGTCCATTCGGTCGCGCATGCCCTCGAGCATTGCCTGGACTTCGCTAAAATCGGTTTCGACCGAGAACCTCATACGATTTGGTTCCTCCCAGCCGGGCGGTGCGCTTCGATATAGATCGCACCGCCCGTGAGCGCACCGCCTGAAACCGTCATGTCGCTCGCAGAAACAATGTAGGACCCTGCGGGAGCTGGGTCGCTGCCACCCGGCGCAAGGGCCACTGCGCCGGAGCCGGCCGTCAAACTGGCCGTCCAGGTTACGCCGTTGCTGATGGCACCCGTGGCGTGCAAGTACGCCGTGCCCGTTACCGTCACCGTAGGAGTGCTGCTAACGGTAACCGCCTCCTTCAGGATATAGGGCTCCCCGCCTGAATACCGGGTATGGTCGATTGTGTAGCCGGCGGCAAACGGCAGAATCGACGACATGAGGCCGAGTCCAAGGTCGATGTCGGTGCCGAGGAAGTTACCCGCCTTCAGCGCTTCGAAGTACAGGTTATGCGCTGAGGGCGCCACACCGCCAAACCACTTCGCGTAAACGTCGCGGAAGTACGCAGACTGCAACGTCAGAATCGAGCCGCCGGCGCCCTTGTTGTAGTACGTCATGTACTCGTCGATCGAACGCACGTTGGGTAGCTGCAGTCTGGTCACGTGTGATTGGAGTGCCAGGAGAACTGGCGATAGTAGTGAAGCTGCGTAGTTGGCCGCGCCGATCAGGGAGTTGAGGCGCACCACGGGATCGAGGAGCTGGTTGATGATGGCGGCGTCACCCACTCCCACCACCACATCCTGCAGTTCACTCGCGGCGCCGGACGCTCCCCAGGCAACGCCAGACTCGCTGATGCCGCCCGTCTCATCTCCATCCTCGAAACCATAGGCCCTGCGATACAGCTTGCCCATGGCATCGCAAATCTCATTGAACTCGTCGTTGGTGACTTCGCTAAGAGGCATCTAGTTGCACCGCCTGTGGCAGGTCGAAGAGGTGGCGCCTGAGAGGGGCGCTACGCGGGAAAGAGGCAAGTGATAGGTGCCATCGACGACTTTCGCAAGCATCTGCCTTCCCGTCCGGTCCAGGCGCGAGCCGAGTGGCGATAGCTGCATTTCGTTGTCCGCGTTATGGGCAAACGATTGCTGCTCAATCACAGCTGCCGTGAGGTAGTTTGCGATGGTGACGAGCAGCTGCGGGGGCGAGGGAGAGATGTCCACGCCGTGTTCGTTGAGCGGCCAGAAGTAGACGTCGGAAATCGCGCCGTCGATTTCGGCATCGACGACCACGGCCGCGTCCGTAATCTCATCATCAGATAGCTGTGAGATTCGGTTCTTGGCCAGCGCCCGGATTTGTGCTGCGTTTCCGTACATGTCGTAGTCTTAGGCGGGCGGGGTACGCCTCCGCAAACGTCCCCGCCCTCTTGCTCAGGATTGGTCTCGCTAGGCCTGCGTGACGGTTGTCAGCAGGTAGCCACACTCGCGCGCGATCAGCTTGATCGTGTGGTTGTAGTTGAACTCGATGAAGTCCGCTTCACGTTTCGAGTCGTACCACTTCCGCACGTAGCGATCGGTCCAAATGGTCGTGCAGTGAGTCAGCATGTACTCACCAAGCTCGGCGGCTGGATTGACATAGCCAATCCACACGTCGTCACCCATCAACCGGCTGAGAGAAGTGGCCTGGCCCTTCTTCGTAGAGTTGATGAGGCCGCCAACATAGATGGGCTTCAACCCAAAAATGTCCGAGGGCAGGCGCTCGACTGGGGCGCCACCTTCCTTTCGGATGTCGACGACGTACTTACCTTCCTGCCACTGTGCAGTTCTGGCGATCCAGCGTCCGATGTTGGGACCTAGGGCCATCACGTTCGGGGTCATGCCAGAGGCAACCTCAACTGCGTCAACGGCCAGTTCGATCGAAGCTTTCACGTCGGCCGTTCCAAGGTTCGACCAGTCGGTGTTCGTGCTTCCGATGTTGTTTGCGGCGGTCCGCAAGAAGCCTCCAGCGCCAAACATGCGCTGCTCATGCCGCAGCATCACCTTGTCGACGACACGGCGTACTGCCATGTTGTCGAGGCTCTGCTGGTTGTCGGCATTGCGACGCTGCTTGTCGGTGATCTTGGTGTTGAGGCCATGCCCCTCGACGCGGTAGGCCGCCTCAGTCCACCCGTAGTCGATGGTCTTCGCAGGATCGCCGTCCGCCCTGGTGTCATCCACGATGTCGAAGGCCGACTTGTCATAAACGCGATACACGTCCGTTTCGTTCGAAACGTTCATCGGCTTTGCGATTTCGTGGCCCACGTAGTCGAGGTTCTTGAACTCGACTGAGACTCCCGTGAGGAGCCTGTTATAGTGTTCTTGATTGCTGGCTAACATATTCTCCTCCTGTTAGGCGTACATCGGCTGCAGCATCAGCTGCACCTGGATCACGTCGTACTTGGCAGTGGCAACCTCGAGCGCGATGCCGACCGGCCAGTAAAGGGCATTTGCCCCGCCGCTTGCCGGGGTGATTGCAAGATCATTCACCAGGCAAAGGTTGTAGGTCTGAGGCAGGTCCGGGGCGACCGGCATGACCATCAGCGGGAGGTTGACAAGGGGCGTCTGCAAGTTCGTCCGCGTTTCGGCGGCGACCGCAAACAGAAGGGTGTCGACGGCGACGGCCTCATTCACCATCACCTCGGCGAACCCGTCAAGGGCAACCGAGACTTCCCGGCCGCTGGCTTGCGACATCTGGGTCACACCGAGAACGCGACGAGTCGCAACGCCGGTGTTGATTGGTGTCGCGACAACAGTGGCGCCGAGCATCGCGTGGCCATGGCCGGCTGCGACTGCAGCATCGACCTCCGCCTGCGTTGCCAAACTGACGCATTGGTATGCGCCGATCGGGTTTCCGTTGCCGGTCGCGTCCCAAAAGACGAACGACGCGCTTTGAGCGATCAGGTGGGAAGTGCCTGGCATTAGTTGCGCCCTCCCGCAAGCTGCGTCGCGGCCAACTCGGAAGCTTCGGTGAGAGTGATCTTCTTCTCATCCCGAATCTTCTCCGCCAGTTCGGCGAGTTGCTCGTCGTAGCTCAAGTTCGTCTTGGGCTGCACCGGACGCAACCTCGTCGGGTCGACGGCCACAGTGGAGGATCCTTCGCTGAGGATCGCCAGGACCGCGTCGACAACCGGCGTCGGTTCTGCATCCTCAGAGAGCTTCACCGTCTGTCCAGGGCCGACGATCTTCTCGAAGAGCGCGGCCGCCTTCTCGTACTGAGCAGGCGTAATCTTGCCGCTCGCGACCAGCTCCTTCAGTGCCGAGCGCTTTTCGCGCATGACTCCTTCAGCCTCGATCGCACTAATCCTAGCTGCCATCGCGGTCTCCCGCTTTGCAGCTTCTTCGGCGTTCTTCACAGCGGCCTCTTCGCGCTTTTTGCTTTCCGCAAGCTGCGCCTCAATTTCGCTGAGCTTCGCAGCGGCCTGAGTATCGGGCCCTGCGCCTTTCTTGGGCTCTTGGCCCGCATCTTCAGGCATTGGGTTGCCTCCTTTTATGGGTTTGTTTTTGTCCGGATCAGCGGACAAATCGGGGTTGCAGCCGCAACTGCATGTCTTGCCGGAGTTTTCCGTGAGGTCGACCACACGGCGAACCTCAGCCATGCGCTTCACATACGGGCGTTCAGTCAGGGCAAGGGACTCGATGACGTTGTACGTCTTGCCGGTCTCGGAATCGACGTGGCCGAAGTGCAAAACGCAGGAGAGAAACGGAAGCTTGCCGGCGTCGACGTCGGATCTCGTCTCCTCGTCGTTGATCTCAAACAGCGTGTCAAGCGAGCACTCGCCGAGCTCGGTTGCGACAACCCAGCCACGGTTCTTTCCATCGTGGTCCCGATCGAGTGGCCGTTTGTAACCCAGTATCCCGGCCTTGAAGTTCTCGTGAAACTCGGCAAGGGTTGCCTGGCTTACTTCGAAATAGTTCTTGGGGTCAGAACGATCGTCACTGACGAACGGATAGAACCACCGCCCGCAGCGGATCCCCTCGCCACGGTACAGCTTGCCACTCTTCGAAAGCGAGGAAAGAAAGACGATCTTCATGGCTTTTCCACCGTGACCGAACTCGGACGCTCGACATGAATCTTTTCGCGCGTCGCATCGGACTGCCTCTTGTTCTCTCGCAGCGTGGCCTGATCGTTCTGCCGATCCGCAAAATAGAAGCCTACGACAAGCGCGTTCGTCGTAAGAAGCCACTCTGGGATGTCTCCCGCGCCGCCGTTGATCGAATTCATGATCGAGTGTGCGATCGACGCCACCGTGATGAGCAGTGAAAGAAACATGCGCGCGTCACCATCCGTAAAGCGGCGATGGGTGCTCGAGGGCACAACCATGCAAATCGCAAGGATTGCCAGGCACGACATCGGGAGCATAATTGGCGGGAACGTCACCCTATTGGCAACCCCGCGATTCGTTGATGGTCAAATGTAAAAAGCCGAACATGATGCACTTCCTGTCCATCACCTCCGGCATGGCGTTCCGGCCAGTAACGTCCGATAAGACTCAGTTCGAGGGGAGTGCGCGGTCTGTTTTTTCCGTTTCTTCGCCGCTATTTGTGAAATCCACGATTCCGCAAAGCACTGCCTGCATCTCGTTTTCGCGCGTGAGATCGACGCGCTGAGTTACGTTGAGCACCACTTGGGGCTCGCCATTCTGAACGCCGATCCGCTCGAGTGTTCCGTGGCCGAGCCTGCGGATCAACTGTATCAATGCCTGTTCTTTAGGGGTGAGTGTCATAGGACTAGTACCGTAGCATCGGGCCGCTCATCGCGCACGCCAAGCGTCGCCTGGGCCTTCCAGCGGGCAACAAAGCAATTGCAGACGCCTGCACTAAACTTCGTGGAGCCGAACTGCAGGTCGAAGCACGGCGGATCGCTGCCATCCTTGGCGCCGCCGAAGTGAATCGCATGCTCGGAGCCAGGGACGTTAACCGGATAGTGCCACTTGTTGCATGCCTCCATCGTCGCGTAACCCATTTGCCCAACTAGGTCGTCGACAAAGTCCGCCCGGTCATGGGCAATGACTCCCCAAATCCAGAACGAAAAGCTGTATTCCGCGATATTGGGCAGCCCCACCCACTTCGGAATGATGCGTTTCTGATCGACCATGATAAGCGGCAGCATCTTGGCGTCGATGTTCGGTGTGTAGTGTGGGAGGATTCGTCCGAGGTCAATATTGGGCTCGAACCCCTGGATTGCGGCCGTGATGCTTGGGCGGCTGTGCTCAAGGATCGCAGTTAGCGCCCTTGCGACGATGCGGATGGAAAGCATTTAGCTTTCCCTGTGACGGTTTCGAGCGCTAGTGCTATACGCTCAGGATCAATTTCATCGAGGCAATCCGCTCCCGCTGCATTCCTGAGCGGGCAGACGCTCGGCCCTCCGCTACTATGACGGCAGGACCGTCCGTGCTTCTCCAGGCACTTCGTTGGCCCCCATCCTTTGATGACCTCATAGGGAGCTGCGCCGCCGCAGCCGTCGATCAGGCCGCGAGGGTCATGCGTGGCAAACAGCCAAACAGTGGGAATCCCCAGCGCGTTCGCCATGTAAGTTGGCCCTGAGTCAAAGCCAATGAAACCTCGAAGCCCACCTAGGAATCCGGCCATGTCGTCGAGGGAGTTGCATCGATGCTGCAAGTCGAAGGTTCCCTTGGGAGTATCGACTGCACCTTGGCCCAAGGCGAGGACTTCGTAACCTTTCTCCTTGAGGATGTCGACCACGCTCTGCCAATGCTTGTATCTCTTGTGCATCCAATTGCCATGGAGGCCGATTCCGATCTGTGGCCGGACGGTGTCAATTCCGATGCAAGCATTCGGGGCAAAGCTCATGCGCCGGTCGACCGCATCATCCATACCGAGCGCCCAAAACCCAATTTGTGCGGTCCCTTCGATCGAGTTGCCAACGGTCCAGTCGCAGGCATCAGCTGGAGGCCGCTGGCGCGCGCCCAGGTCGTGCACCTCATCGACGTCGGGACAGCGGTGGAAGACCTCTTTTGCGTAGCCGTAGGACCATACAGCGAGTTGGATATCCGGACGTCGGAGCTTGAGTTCTCGGAACGCAGCTGTGAACATCAATGCATCGCCCAGGCCCATCCATCGCGACAAGTACAAGCTGTACCTGGTGAGGAGCGGAAGAATGCTGTACCTGTCACCGATCGCTATCCGCTTGTAACTTATGCCGCCGTAGCGGTAAAGGGAATGGCCGCTGGTGTTGATAATGTCCTCGGCCATCTCGCGGGACGGAGGCAAGTCCATCTCTCCTTGCTGCACCGGCAGTATCCGAGGCAACGCCAGGCGCGTCCCGCGATGTTCAGTATAAGTGCCGAGCGCAGCCGCCAGGCGTTGCATGTCTCCAGGCACATCGTCGCCAGGCTCGTCAGGGACCGTGCGCTCGAGAGGCACGTTGTTAGCAACCAGTGCGCCAAAGCCCTGCTTTGCCAAGGACGCCTGCATCTCCACCTGAAAACCGTCGCGTGCATAGCCTTGGCCAAACTGATGCGGGCCGATGTAACACCGAGGCATCATCAGGGCGCCGCGATCGATCGGCCGCGTAGTGACGCAGCCACCGGCTCCCGCCTGGTCAGCGTTGTAAGACCCTGCGATCGCCGGCACGCAATATGGGCCGAAGCTGCACATGACTTCCAGGGCAGTGCCCAACGCATTGGCGTCAGCCGCGTGCAGATGGTCGTCCCAGAAGAGGATGATGTCTGCCGCAGCCTTTTGGGCGCATCGGTTCCAAGTGGAGCCCCTGCATTCCGCTGGCTCGACGAAGACCATCGGACAAAAGAACTTGGACGCAACGCGACGTTTTAGCCTATCACTCCCGGTAGCGACGACGAGTTGTACAGGACTCGTTGCGCGCGCGATGGCCGTCTCGAGCTGCCCCCAAAATGCCTCGGTCTCAGGGGTAAGGCCGTGAGATGCAACTACGATCGTAAGCTTCATGCCTGCTTTTCTCGCCGCCTGCGCTCGGCCTCGGCAACGGCCACGATCCCCAAGAGCCACCAAAGGCCGTCCTCGCGGAACAGGGTGATTTGCAGGCCGGCGCCGAGGTACCGCTTGATACCGCCGTCTGAAAGGACTCGCCCAGGGGACTCGAGCACGCGGCGGACAGTGTCAAGCTGGTAGATGATATCCGGATTTGCAGCCAAGATATCGAGGAGCCTGGCCGGGTTTATGCGCACAAATGCGACTCCCGCCGCGGGCAACCCCTCGCCGAAGCTCGCGACGCGCCTGGCAACTTCGATCGCAGCCTCCCTGGGGATATCGGGTGCGATGCCGCGGATTTCGTTCACGAGTTCCTGCCGCCGCTGCGGATCGATCTTCGTATACGACTTAGCGACCGACAGATGGCATTGGCAGTGGTTCCTGCAGGTCGTGGTGCCGTCTCCTGGGAAACCGATCTCCACAAGCTCATCCCACGTGAAGCCGCCAACGCGACGAGACACGCGCGCACGGTCCAGGCAGTCCTGGCAGTGCTCGGCGCCGCTGATGTCGAGATGCCAGAAATAACGCTTCTGCCTGTTGGGGCTGTCCCAGTCAGCCGCCTCTCCCCTCTGGAAGATCGACCACAGGCTCTCCGCGTACATCTTCGCGCGCTGCATATAGGGCATGCGGCCGCGGCCAAGCGCCACATCATCGAGGAACCGCGCAAAGTAGCGCATCTGGTGGCGGTGACGGCCGGCCAACATTTGCGCTTCAGCGGCAGAGATGGACGGCGCATCGCTCTTCTTCCAAATGAACCGCGCGGCGCGAAACGTCTGAAACTGCGCCTCTCGGAGCTGATGCGAGAACTGGCGTATGGCGGCATGCCGACCGAGAGACCCGTCCTGAAACCGACGCACCGTTTCTTGCACTTCGCCTGTGAAAGTCTCTTCGATCGCGCGATACTTTGGGATCGCGATATCGTTCCTCCGGGTAAATCGTGAAGTCCTCGGCATCAGCTGATCCCCACAAGCCGCCTGATCATCTGGATGATGTCGTCGCCGTCTCCACTGCGGCCGGCGTCAAAGCCGTCGCTAATCGCTAGAAACTCTCTAGCTTGCGGCGCCGGCAAATCCATTACATCCACTTTGGTGAGGCCCTTCTTCCACAGTATGAACAGCCGGGACATGCCCGTGACCTGTTCGCCTTCGAGCTTCATGCCTTCGGCAAGGGCCAGGCCTACAAACCGAAAAAATCCAGCGACTCCACATCAGGGTCCGAGGCCATTGCAATTGCGTTCGCAAGCGCTCGAAAGACTGCAGGCGCCATAGCCCTCGCTTCCTCTTCAGACTTGCCTGCCGCCTTCATCACGAGTTGAAGCCGGTACGCATTGGTGTCGTCTTTTTGCTCGTGCAAGTCGAACATGTCGCCCTGGCTTAGAGGGGTGAATTGAAACTCTCGCTGCGTTGCCTTTGGGAGCCATCTCTCCCTGCATTCGGCGCCCTCAGCCTCGATCGCCGCGGCGCACCGCTCTACTTCCACCTTTTCCTCTTCGGTGGCGGCATCCGCAAGCCTCGATCGCACGCGGCGTGCTGCGGTTTGAATCTCAGCTTCTGAAGGCACGACTGCAGTCAGGCCATCCTTCTCGATAATGTTGAGTGTGATCTTCATCTTTAGTCCTGGAGGCCTGAGTCGACAAGGCTGGGAAAGCTCCCAAGCCCATTCTTTCTGCCCCAAATCTCATTCTTCTTAGCCTGGATCGCCGCCCGCAGCTCGCTAAGGTCTACATTGAGGAACTCCGCAAACGCTCGCGCTGCGCGCTCGAGCCTCCAGTATGGAACCCCCGTCCGCTCCGCAATGACTACCGCAACTGGCACGCCCATCAGCGTGGCCAAGACGCTATTCGACATAAATTTGGTGGGGCCTACTTCGACAATGAACGGAGATCCTTGATCCGGAATAAGCCCATCAAAGAGCAGCCAGTCGTGGTCAAAGGTGAACGCGTCATCAAACGCCGGCTCGCCCTCAAAATCGCCCCAGCTCATTCGCCCAGGCCCTCGATCACCTGAATCGCAATGAGCGCATCGAGCGCATTGTTCCGCTGCGCCGCGGTCGGAGTTTGGGCGCCCAGAATGAAGTCCCTAGCGTAGGTGCGCAGATACGCAGAGGCCTGCTGCAGCTTCAGCTCACGCTGTGTATACGTTGGAGCCGGAATCTCTTGGAGCCTAGGCCCAAGAGTTCCATCCATGAGCACCTCATAGTAGCCGTCCCCCCCTTGAATGGCCTCATCAATGAGTGCCTGGGGCGGTCGAGGGCTGCCCGCGCAAACGGGCGGAATCGGAGGCCGGCTTGTGACGCCGTTGAATGCGTTGTTGAGGATCGAGATGATATACATGCTATGAGACCTGCGCGTAGCAGAGGATCTCCTCCTTCGTCGCGATTGCGGTCGCCGGGCTTGGCGCAGTTGTCGTTAGGCCGCCGGTTGTCGTCTGCCCTCCACGAACAGGCAGCTCCTCATTGATGAACTGGATCGATGACGAGGTCCCGCGCAAAGTGGGAACGGTCGTCGCATTCACCATGCACGCCGTGTAGTAGAGGCCGTCTGATGGGATAACAACCGGAGTCGATAGCGCGAGGAGCTTCTTTTCGTTCGCAGCCCAGGGCGCGGTGGTCTGGTCCGCCGATTGGCCGAGAAAGATGGGCGCTGTGGCGTGGTAGCCATACAGCGCAAACCACCAGTTGCTCGGGCCGGACATCGCCGTAGAGCCCGACCAGTAGGCAATGTTGTTGATCGTGACGCCGGATTTAAGAAACCGGATTCCGTCGAGCCGCATGAATCCTGACTGCAGGGCCGCAAGGCTCGCCGTGGTAACTAAATCCCTGCTGATCGTCGTCCCGATGACACCCGTGGGCCGCCATGGGTCAACCTGCGTCTCGAGGCGTGTTGCCCTTACTCCCAGCGACGCGACCAGGTAGTCCAGCGAGCTTGTGTCCGCGCTGCCGTCAATCCCGACCTTCACCTGCAGCGCCTCGAGCGCACTAGAATGCATCTCGTGATATTCGGAGTGTCGCAAAGAGTTGCTGAGCGAAAGCGGATCCGTGCCCAGCGGGTCAGGAAACGCATCAAGTGCGGTGGGGAATTCCTGCGGGTACGGCATGCCTAGACCCTCGGCACCCGAACGGCGGGTTTGATCAGCGGCTCTGGCGGCGCAATGCCTCGCATACAAAGCGCGCGCAGGGCCATGAGTAGCATGTCCACCTGCTGCTCCGCCGGCATAGCTCCTCCGCCACTGGTGCCGCCCAGGATCGATAGCTCAGGCGGAACGTTAGGTGAAACAGTCATACGGACGATAACCTCGTGGACTTCAGCCATCAGCTACCTAAGACGGCCGCCGAGGGAAGTCTTGCACTAGGAAAGGGCGATGAGTAGAGCTATTTCGCGCTCCTCGGCAAGGACAAGCCGTGAGTGGTCTGTCACGGCAATGCCTTTGGCAAACTGAGAGACCCGCAATTCGCCGGCACCGTGAATCCTGCGCATGATCGCCTGGCCACTCGCCTGCATGGCGACTCGATGGCGGCTCCATCCACGACCGTGGATTCGCGGGGCAACGACAATGCCGCTTGCCTCGTGCGCGGCCTTCCACTCCATCCAACCCCATCCGGCTACGCTTGGAGGTGGATTTGGTGGTGGGTCGGCATCATCTATGACAACGATGCGCTGCGCCCAACTTTCGTCCGCCGCCGACTGAATCCGGCTGACCCACGACGCCTGCTACGTTGCCGTCTCCTTGAGCCGCGAAATCGAAAGCCAAAGCCCCTTCGCCGGAAACGGGCGGATCGTCCACGAGTCCTTCTCCGGAAGACAGGGCGTCCCAGGATGCAGTGGCTTCGCCAGTGAATTCGAGGAAGCCGTCACCGCCGTTTGCGGATTCGAACGCCGCCGAACCGTTGCCGGTCACTGAGGCGCCATTGACGCTTCCGTCTCCGGAAAAGGCTGCATCGAATTGCGCTGCGCCGTCTCCAATGAACCCGAGAGTGCTGCTGCCGCCGCCAAGCGTGCCAGCCCACTCCGTTTGACCGGCGCCAAAAAACGTTTCATCGGCCGATCCGGACTGCACGGATTCCCAGGATGCAGTGGCTTCACCAGTGAAGCCGAGTTCCGCCGCCCCGGCACTCGCAGAATTGAATGCCGCTCCGCCGCTTCCTGTGACCGCGGGCGGCGCAGCGGCTTCGGTGACCTCCATCGTGCGGCCGACGTTGCCGCTGGAGGCGTTGGCCGCAAATGTGCGCTGGACGACGCTTGACACGGCACCGTTCGTATCCATCCCTCCAGCCTCAACAGCAGAAAAGGCTGCAGAACGATTCGTATAGCTCGTCGCCGCGATTGAAAGCGTGTTCGTGGCCGACCGATGAGTCGCCACCGCTACGACCCAAGAACCCGATGAAAGACTCGACCGCGCCGGAAATGTAATGGTCGAAGAGTTCGCTCCGGTGCCTGAATGGTTTGCCGAAACCGCAGCGGCGCCACGGTAGACCAGGACTTGCACCTTATTGGCGTTAGACCAACTGCCTACATTTCCGTTCGCGATGTCGGTGCTGGTGAGGATTTTCCAACCGACACGTTGTCCGTGAGAATTACCGCCCGATCCAGCGGCAATATTGCCAAGGTCGTTCCAGTCGCCAGGGAGGCCTGGCCCAGATGTGTTCTGCCGGCCGGCAACAACAATCGCCAAGTCTCCCTCTACTGCAGAGCCGGGAAGCGCTGTCGTAGTCGAAGTGTCTGAAGTGCCCCCAACGTAAGAGATGGCCAACGGTGGCCTCCTACTTGATGATGCTTAAGGCGAAGCCGGTCACAGATACCTCGGCTCCGGCCTGGATCGACGTGCTGTTCATGTTGATATCGCTACCGGACGTCCCGATCTCGCCGTCACAAATTACCGTTGTGCCATCAGACTTCAGGCAACGATACCAGGAGGCCGTACCCGTAGCATTCGCCGACGAGTCTGGCGTGATCGCATTCGCGTTAGCTACGCCTCCCGATGCGGCGGCAAATGCCGGATTGCCGAAACGCAACTCGGCGAGCAACGTTTGGCCGCTGAGTGCGTCGTCCGCAGTTGCTGGCTGGCTGCCGTTATAGATGCGCAGGTAGCCGTCATCGAGGTGGGCCGCAATTGCATCGGCGCCGTCGTTGGCTCCAAGGTTGCTGAGATTTGGGTTGTTGGCCATGTTATGTGGGTTCCTCCGTGGTGATGACTTCTGATACGAAGCCACGATCGTCTCTCACAATCTGTTGTCGTTTGACTGTCTGCAAGAGACTGAAACTGTTGTCGATTTCGCTCAGGCCCGCTTGCTTGGGCTCGCCGGTATCCGGGGGCGTCTCCGCTTCGATCCGATCGCGAGTACGCTCCAACACCTCTTTGATGTCCACGACGCTCACCGGGATCCCGGCGTCCTTGGCGATCTTCGCCCAGTCCGCGACGATCTCGTTTCCGTTCGCATCACTGACGGGCGTGCCAGACTTCAACGCATCGATGAGCGCCTGGACTAGCTGCTCCCAGATTTGCGCGACGGGCGATTGGAACGTCACTGTGCAACGCGGCGCCGAGGGGCCAAAGTTGACCGTCGTCCACTCATCCATGAGCTGCTGGTTGAGTGATGTCTCCATGCGGCCGATATCGGCCTCGACGTTCATCACGAAGTTGTCGATTTGCGCAATGCCCAGGCCGTAGCTGCCGCCATCGCCCTTTGATGAGGCGAGTTCCGGGACACCCATGCCCTTGCGGATCACGTTCTCCAGGTACTGAAGCTTCTCGACAAACTGATCAGGCCGCGGCATCTCGATGATGTCGACGTCCCACTTCAGTTCTCCGTGGACGTCGCGGTTTGAGGGAGTCGCCACAGCGTGGCCAGAGCCGAGGGTGTCGACCAGGTCGAACATCATCGACTTGTTGGAGACCAAGATCGGCTTGTTGGTGTCCGGGTCGGTCCCGATCTGGGTCATGCCCTCCGGATATCGGCCGCGCTTCCATGGAGCCCCGAACACACTCGAGTAGAGCGCCATATCGTCGAATATCCCTTCGATCTGCTCCACATAGGGTAGCGCGCTCACGGTTGCAGGGATCCCGTAGAGCTCATCGAAATCGGTGTCAAAGACAAAGTGAACGCATTTGACCGCAGGCAGGTCCTGGTGCTCTGTCCAGACGTGCTGCCGAATGCCACCGAAGTAGCCTGTATCGACGTCGACTAGCAGCGTCGTATCGCGCATGTCGAAGCTGCCAAAGTCGTGGATCGTGTAGATCAGGTCCCGGGATGCCCTTTCTTCTTTCGACTCTCCACCTTCGTTTCCCTCGTCTCCCGTCCCCGTGTCGGACTGCCCCATGACGACCTCGACGTCCTCAAGGAGCTCCCATCGTTTCTCCAGCACCGCGGTCCCAAACTCGTAAGCGCATTTGGCAAGCTCGCGTGTGGCCTCCCGGATGGGCTGCGTCAACACCTTGGCGGCAAACGCTGCGATCTTCTCATCCTCGCAGGTGAAATGGAACGGGCAACGCTCGATCGGCTTGCGCTTGATGTCGAGCGCGTCTTTGCAAAACGGGTTGCGCCGAGCTCGCGCATAGTCGTGGAAGCTAACACGATCCGTGCGATGCGCGAGCCCTTTGCCGCTGCCACGAATGGCGGCCACGTGGCGCGCCGAGCCGGTACGGCCAAGAACGCGAAGGTCAGGATTGACCTCCGGCTTGTCACTGATCGCGGCCAGAAAGGCCTCTTTGGTCGTGTCAGGCATTAAGCCGTACTCACCACTTTTCGAGGCCCCGGATGTCGATAAAGCAGAACCGGTCGTAAGTTGCCCGCAGGCTCATGGGAGAGCGGACCCTCTGCATGACGTACTTTCCTTCGCGCGACCCGGCTGCGTTCGTGTTGCCCTCGTAACAGCGAATCTCTCCCGTCTTGAGCACCTCGGCGATCGCGCCAATGTGGCCCCCACCTGCTGAGTTGCCAACCCAGAACATCCCGCGCTTAGGCGAGGACCTTGCGCGCCCGTTTCGCTGCGCGTAGCGCCACCAGTAGTAGGTCGACGCCGGCAACACGACCTTGAAGAAAATCAGGCTCTTCGGCGCTCCCGCCCGAAGAAGGCAAAACGTAAGAAACGCCGCGCACCACGGCGCGGGGCCAAAGACGCCTGCTGCAGCCAGCACCATCTTAACAAATGGGCCCCAGTTGGTGCCGATCTCTTCCGCTCCGACGTTTGCAAACGCTTGTAACAGGACGCGTTCCTGAAAGGGCAGCGCAGTGTAGACGGCGTCGCTGTACTGCTTGGGCAGCGGGGACGTAAGCATAGCGAGGGCTAAGACTGCTTACGGCGGGAGTTCAGAAGGTTTTTCTTCGTCGTCGTCGGTATCAACGACCTTAAACTCCGCATCGATCGTACGGCCGGAAAGGCCCTTCACAATGTCGCCGATTTCCTTCAGTGCCTCCGCTGCCGAAGTGTCTGCAGTGCTTTCTGGCGATTTGCCGTACTCGTCTGGGAACGTCCGCTCGAGCCACCACGCATCGGCACGCCAATCAACCGCGGCCGCTTTCTCGATCCGCATGTGCCGTCGCATAGCGGCCTCTCCACGCACGCGCGTAAAAGCGTCGAAGAACTCGCGGTATTTCCCGCGCTTCGATTCCCTTCCTTTCTGAAGATAGCGGAACACAGTAGCCCGATCGGCGCCGGCGTAGTCGGCTGCAACGTTGATCTTTCCCGTGAGCCTGATCCCGTTCATGAAGTCCTGGACAAAGGCCGGGTCATCGAGAAGGCAGCGTCGTCCCACTTTCCGTTTCGTCTCACCTTGATCCATCGTGCTCGGGCAAGTAGTCATTAAGGTCGTCTTGTTTAGACGGCCAATCCCGCAGGTACTCGTAAGTCGCGTCAACCTGGAGCTGCAGGTTTCTAGCCGCTGCTTGGACGCTGCTTCCAATACCGACGAGCCGCGGCGGCGTCGACGAATTGGGATGCCACGGCGTGATCGTCACGAAGTATCGGCCATGCATCTGCCTCACTGAGGCCTCGTGCGGCTCGCCGTGAATCTCGATTGTTGGCCGCTCGCCCATTCATGACTGCTCCTGGCCAAACGGATCCCACTCCTCGGCAAGGATTTCGGCAACCCTGGGCATGATCTCGCAGTTCTCCAACCGGAAGAATTCATCGCGATGCCTTGCGAGCACCTTGAGTTGCTCGTCAGTGAGATGTTTGCCGGCTTTCCAGAGTTCTCCGTAGACCCGAAACGGAACTTTTGGAGCGCTGCGATGCCGCGGCAAGGCAAGCTGCTGACGCTTTTGGTCATAGCGGGCCCACCGGTCAGCATGCTCGCGATCCGCCAGGATGTCCTCGCACAGGGCGCAAAACTCGCTCAGCTTTGGAAACCATTTGGATGCCTGGACGTGTTCGATCGCGGCCTTCTGAATGACCACGGCAGGGTAGGCCCGCAGCGTCACAACCCAGAGGTCTTGGACTTCCTCATCGAGAGGTTTCGAGTAGTTCTTCTCGAAAAGCGAGATTGAGTCGATGATTGCTTTGCGAGCCTCGGCCGTGATCATAACCCTCTCTCCGCCATACGCCGGCTGATTTCGGCTGAACGTTCCTTGAGCGTCTTGGCCGGTTGGCCATTTTTGCCACTGGCTTCCGGAATCGACCAATCTTGCTCCCATCCTCGCTTAGTCGGCGACAAAAAGGTTTCCGCATGCATGACGTACTCGCTTCCGGTCTTGCCTGTCGCATCGCAATAGTCGGCGTACGCTTTTACTGAGGTGATGATCACGTCTGGATCGATGCCGTCGTGTTTGACCCGGCTCACAAACCGCTGGAGGGCTGCTTGCTTCGAATTGCCTCCGGACCGCTTTGGGTAAGCCGACCAAAAGTCATCGAACCGCTCATCTCCCGTCGCACATTTTTTCTTTTTCCCGGAATCCGAATCCGACGAATTAATGGTTAATGGATGGTTCTTAATGGATGGTTCATCCTTTAATAGGAATGCACGATTTGTCATATTGCTACGTGCAGAAATGTCACATTGATGTGTCGGATTTGTCATATTGCAATCTGCCAATTTGTCAGATTCACAATGTGTCAATTTGTCATATTGCTTGCCTGAGACGGCCGGAAAGTCCCAAACCGTCACCGGCTTGCCGCCGTGCGGATTCGCATGCACGCCGACCCGCAGAATCTCTCCTAGGTCTTGCAACTCTCCCAGCGCGCGATGAACTTGCCGGACGGAGAGGTTTGCCTCATCTGCTATCGTGCTCACCGATGGATAGCTGCTGCAGCCGTACGTGTCGGCATGGTCGGCAAGCACCATCGCCACCAACCGCGCACCGAGTTTCGACCTCGAATGCTTCATCACCCAGCTCATTGCTTGTACGCTCATGTACCTTCAACCCTTGCGTGCTGGTGATGCGAAAGTCCAGTCCTTCCTCCCATGCTTTCGATAATCCTTCGAAGGCGCAGGCGCTCCTCCTCGCTGACGGTCCCACAATGCGCGTCGACCGCCTGGAGCGCCTCGAGCGGGCTCCTCACAACGGCCGCAATGAGGCCCTTTTGCATGGCTTGCGCCTGGTGGGCACTCGGCTTGCCCTTGGCGGCCTTCACCTCGATGCCGACCGCAATGCCTCTTGCCATCGATGGCAATCGCACGAAGAGGTCCGGGATTCCCTTGGTTACGCCAGACGGCCCCTTTTGGCGATGGGCCGACGTCGACCACCAGTCGCAGCCCGCAAGCGTCAGCGCGTCGGTGATCGCTTTCTGAACGTCACCTTCGCTTCCAGGCGGGATCGGCGCGTCATCAATCGGAGCCGGCCCGCCAATGCGGGCGAAGGATTGACCCGGGCATTGCATCGAGGACGAGCCGCGTGCGCGCCTGACGAACACCACCTTTACTCGCCGGCCGCAATCGCTGCAATATGCCGTGCCGTCCTGGGTGTCTAGCTTTGATAAAGAGTGGGCCACTAGAGACCCTCCAGAGTCGGTGTCGCCACCGGAAAGTCCTTGTGAAGGCGCCCACTACGAAGCCGCGCGTCAATCGCAGACTTCTCGCGGTGGCACGCTTTGCAGAGCACTTGCAGATTGTCTAGGTGATCAGTCCCGCCGTCGACAAGTGCGACAACGTGATCGATATCGATTAGCTCGTAGTTTGGATAGTCAGGCCCGCCTGGCTTCACGGGTGAAGCCAGTATCTCACCGCAATGGGCACAAACGGCACCTCGCAGCTTGACCACCGCGCGCCGAATCCAGTGGACGCCGTCGTAGAGCCGACCAGCTAGGCGGTCACGACAGTCATCGCTGCAATAGACCGTGCGCCTGCCAGTTCGCTCTCCACCACAGGTAGCGCAACCATCCCCGTAAATGATCGGGTTGGTGTCAATCCACTGAAAGCCAAGCTCCTGGAAGTCCTGGTCCCGCATCGCGCCATCGATTTCATGCCTGAACGTGTCGTACACGCGGCGAACCTTGTCGACGTCGATGTGCGTCTCGGCCGCAATTTGGCCGATCGTCTTCGACGCGCGAAGATGGACGTTCAGGTAGCCGGCGATCTTGAACGCTTCGGCAGGACGCATATCGCGAAACGGCCACGGTGATCGAGACGCAGACGGTGGCCCTGGTTGAGCAACTGGCGGTGCGCATGCTGCAGTGGCCGGCTTCTTATCTTTCAAAAAGTAACAGCTCGAGCACAGGCCCTTGCCCATGTGCTTCTTCTTTGTGGTTCCACACTTTAGGCACGCGTTGTGCTTGCGCGACCAGCGCCCGGATTTTGCAGGGCCCGGCTTACGCTTTGCTCTTGGCACGCTCTGCCCCCCCCCCGTTGCGCACTACGGGCAGCACTGCGTCGGGCGCCTCTACTGACACCTGTTGAGACGTAGTTGCTACGGCACCAGCAGGCACAGCGCAGGCGCCCACAATACGAGGCAGGATTTCCGAGAGGTAGCCCGCCTCGGCTTCGGTTAGGTCGTCTGGGATGCTAAAGGCGAAGTCGCGCCCACCGGCTGCGATCGGGATTGAATAGTTCGTGTGGTTCATAAGGTTAGTCCTGGCAAAAGGTGCCGGGCGACGGTGATCGATGCCGCCACCCGGCGATCGGGAGGAGAGATGAACACCTGCCGGGGAGTCGTGCACCATGCGTAATGCACACCGGCAGGCACTTGGAGGGTCGGCTTGTCACGGTTGACAAGCTTCCGGCTAGTGTCCGGAAGACTGGGTGGGGCGCATGGACCTTCAGGGTGCGCCCCGTATCGACGGGAAGCGTGGCCCGCCGAAATCGAATTCTCGCTGCCGGCCGGTTCAGGTTGCCGGCAGCTTCTCCTGACATATGCCCGCGTCGTCGAGGGCAATTCGTGGGTTTGGTGGTCGCCATCCATGGCTTTGTTCATCCGGAGCTATTCCGCCCCAACCTCCTCGGTCCTACTGAATCTCGCGTCCGGAATGAACGGCACGTCGTCAAAGGCCCACATCAGCAGCTCCTTCATGCGGCGCTCCGATATGTGCGGGGGGGGGGGGGCAAGAGGACCGAACTAGCAATAGCCGGCGGTTATCCAGGCCGTATCGCAGAGCCGTCGCCTCGAAAGCCTCTCGCAGGGGCAGGCCGTCCTCGAACATCGACACGACGAGGGAATCAAAGAGTTCCTGAGCGTCCGCGTAGTCGCTCATTAGGCTGAAGCCTCCTGGGCGTCTCGGTGCCGGGAGACGATGTTGTTTACGGTGCGTGGGTGGACGCCGAACTTTCTGGCAATCTGCTCGATCGTCAATTCGCGCGCAGAGTAGTCGGCAATGAGGGCGGCTTCTTGTTCCGGCGACAGCTTCGGCCGACGCGGCCGCAATAGGACTTTGGTCTTGGGGGCAGAAGACATGTTGCGCATTTTATAGCACAATACACGTTGATTCCGCAATATGTGTAATATGAACCTTGCAACAATTGAATGTGTGGAACCTGGGGAAAAGCTGAAGGCAGCCCGCACGACACTGAAGCCGTCTCTGACGCAATCCGAGTTGGCCGAGCGAATCGGTGCCAAACGAAACGTTGTCCAGAACTGGGAAAGTGAACGCACGGTACTCCCAAAAGCGCAGGCCATGCTGATCGCCGAGGTGTATAACATTGACTGGCGATGGTTCTACGATCGATCCGACACATTGCCGAGGCAGGATAAGTCCAATGCCGAGGTTGACACGAGTGAAGAAGCGAGCAGGCTCATCATGGGGTTCGCCCAAACGGTGGCGGTCCGCTCATATATCGGAGTTCTCGCTGGTCTCGATAACGAGGAGGCCTACTTCCAGGAGGAAGAGAACCCATACGAGATACCGTCTGCTTTCCTGATCGGCGGGCCTGACAACCTTGAGAAGCACGCGATCCTCCGGGCGGCGAGCAACTCACTCAGGCCAAGAGTACGGTCCGGGTCACGCGTGCTTCTTTACGACGATGGGATTCTCTACCGCAACTCCTTTGTTGGAGCTGAAGACCCGGACGACAAGGTATGGCTCAAGGTCCTGCGCGAAGGGAAGGAGGGCTGGGAATTACATAGCCTGAATCCTGCAGGCGCCACATTCAGGAACCTAACCGGCTGGAAGATCAAGGGTCACGCGATCGCAATCTTCCATGAGCCCGATGAGCCTGGTGCGAACATCGAGTGGATTCATGGTAGCCCGCTTAGGGCATGATTCTTTACTTTGCAACAAAGTATGGGCTTGACGAAAGACCATAGACCACCGGCGCGGCACTTTCGTCACCCAAGACGCGCAGCGTTCGATCAGCTTCAGTATCATTATGCACCGCAACCGATTCGATCATTTTCAGCGCGTTTGCAACATCGATATCGCTACCTTTTTCCGCCGTTCGGTAGAGCTCACTGACTGCCACAGAGTCATGCATTCCATTCGCGAGGACCCTCAACTTGACTCGATCAGATCCACGCATTTCGAGTACGGTTCGCACGATGACTCTTTGCTCGTATGGCCTCTTGCCAAGTTCGCGCTCGACTACCTCCAAGGCCGACATACTCTCCCGAAGTGGCGAGGAGGTCATAACAACTAGCCATGCCGTAGCTGTGCAAGCTACAAGAAAAGCTCCCAGGACATATCTGAAGTCAAAGTGTTTCAAAGTTTCGCAAACACCGCTATTGCCCAAACAAATGCCGCAATATCCCACGAAATGATGATCCAACCTGAAACCTGATCGCTGATGTTGCTCTTAGCAATGACCGACCGGATTGCAAGCGAAAGCGCCGCGATAGCGAAGATCATCGATATAACAGCTAGAATGATGTAGCCCGGAAGTGCTGTTGTTCTCGGGATTTCTGGGGGGATCAGGAAGACAGCCAGAATGTTTACGCCGTAGGAGGCAATCTGGAACCCCCACATGGCTGGATAGGCTGGAAGCGCATGCGCTTGAGGGTGACTTTTCGTGTGTCCCGTCTGAACTGCACGAACTGCCGCATCTCTAGCGAACTCCTCCGGCGAATCGCCGCGTTTCCACGCATCGTATGCTTGCGCTGTCGACAGCTTGGCTCCAGGTATCGCCAGCCGTGCCTCCGCCTCCGCCGCAGCAATCCACTCAACATACGTCATGTCGCTACCATTATACGAACACTGCCGGCGTCGATCGGGACTTAAGTCTCTGGAAGCAGTGCGCGAAGCTTGCGCCGGGCGCGATAAAGCCTCTGTTTGAGCGCTGTAACTGAGCGGATCCCGATGACGGCCGCGGCGTCCGGTTGTGAGAATCCCTCGAGGTCGATCAGGATGATGACTTCGCGATACTTCTTAGGGAGGAGCGCAAGCGCAGACCTGACCGCTACGCGTACCGACGAGTCGCGGTCTTGCATTGATTCGAGTGTCGGCAGCTCGGGGACCGGCCGGCGGGCTCGGGTCCGGTCGATGCAGTGGTTGCGGGCGATCCGGAAGAGCCATGCCTTGAAGAACTCAGGCCTATCAATGCTAGCATAGCGCTTCATGAGGCGGATGAAAACCTCGCCGGTCGCGTCTTCGGCTTCCTGCCGGTTTCCGAGCATTGCGACGCAAAACGCAAAGATCCGGTCGCGGTAGAGCTCGTAGATCCCGCCGATCGCGCCCTCATCGCCCGCCAGGAGCCTCGATACGAGCCTCAGTTCTGCGCCGGGGTCTTCCGTGACTTCCGAAGATTCTGAGCACACTCCGATGTAAGCACTCCCTTCAACAACCTTCTTAGCTGAGCCAGAGGAGCGAGCTAACCGAGATGGTTCTCGGGCAATGGCAGCTGCTCCTCTAGACGCGCTCTGGCCAATGCCATGTTCCACCGCCCTCACCATACGCAACGCTTTGGTTGAAGTAGATGCCGGACGGGTTCAACACGCAGAGGTCGACTAGCACGTCGCTGTGGACTGCGGTGACGATGGCCGCTCGGCACTCGCTCTTGAACTCACCGCCTGGCGATCCGTAGCTGACGTAGTGGACGATCCTTCCGATAGTTGGCTTTTGAGCTTCCATGCGTTTTCTTGGGGGCGGGGGCTGGACTCGAACCAGCGACCTTCACGTTATGAGCGTGACGAGCTACCAACTGCTCTACCCCGACACGCAGATTCTACCAATTTTCAAAGAAAAAGTACGGTTTCTGTGCCACCATACTTGACAACAACACGTAAAATACGTAAAATACGTACATGCGCTCACCCAGCGTCGCGATTGAGCCGAGTAACGCCGTAGAGGGTCAGGACCGGACGCAGCGAAGCAGGCTAAGCAGCATGGAGGACTAGGAAATGAACAAAGAAACGGAAAAGGCGCCCGCCCTTCTCGAGGAGGGACAAGCGCCAGGACTAGGTGAAAAGTGTACCTGCCCGCTTTGTGGGCAGGATGCGCCAGCCGAGGTCTTGCGAGGGCAAAAGACCACCTGGTGGATTTACAAGATCAACCATGTGATCGCATCCCTCAAACGGGACCCCGATCTGGAAGGTGCCATGGACATTGAGTTCGATGTGGTGCGCAGATGAGGACGGTGACGAAGATGGACAAGCAAGAATTGCCTGACTGGGTGCCCGAAGATCTCCGCGGCGCAATCCGCGAAGAGATGAAGGCATCGCCGGGCGTTTACCTCTTCCTGCAGCTCCTCGACGGCAAGACGGTCAGCCAACGCGACTGGCTCGCCTGCAAGGTCGGCGCCATCGCAAACCGTGCCCAGGTCTGGCAGGAAGACCTGGCGATCGACACCAGGACCGGCGCGAGGACAGTCGACCTGTTCCGGGATGAACCCATTGACCGGATTGGCGCCCTTCGCATCTTTATGGCGCATGAGCGGCTTCGCCGGCGTGACTGGGAAGAACCGATGTCGCAGGTGGAACTCTGATGGCCAACTCCAACACTACCGTCTTTCGTCGCCACCGGCCAAGGGGGCTGTGCACAATGTTCCGCTTCGATTGCGGTGAGCCTGAATGCCACGGCCAAGAGCTTGCTGTCTTCCTTAAGAACACCGTGCTCGCCGGCAACCCGCCTGAGTTTCCGAAGAAATTCGCCAACGGCGTCGAATGCCTGGCGGCCCAAATGGTCGCCCATTTCAAGGACGGCCCCGGCAGCGTTTATCTTACTGATGACTGGCGCACCGACATCGATTACGAATACCTCGTCGTGGTTGATGAGGACGGCACCATCGAAATGCGCGTCCACGACAAGTCTTACGACCTCGTGTTCGCGGGCTCGCCCGAAGACTTCTTCGATGCACTGAAACAGTGGAGGGCGCCGGTCCATGTGTAACAAGCGTTGCCGGCAGTCAAGACTCAAGCGGTGCAAGTGCTCATGCGGTGGCCGGCTTCATGGAACCGATTTGCAGGAGGGCCTGCCGTGCACCGAAAAACGCGGCACGGCCAACGGTGATTCTGTCTTCGATGTTCGGGTCTGGACAAGCGGAATCGGCACATTCGAACTCGCCCTGTTCGTGGATCGCGGAAGACACAGCGGCCCTTCGATTACCAATGCGGCAGAGCGCGCCGTCGCAGTCTTCGAGAACAAGTACGGGCATGCGAGGCATTACGCCGAAGCCTACGACGACGGGGTCATAACGCATGGCCGCATGGATGAGATCACGGTCCGGGCGGGTATCCCTCATTGGCGTCCGCTCGAGCCTCACCTTTGCGCGATCACCAAGAAGCGCCCGCAGATCAGGACAACGATCCGCGTGCCGCGCTGGGGTGCCCTATGAGGGTCTCCGACCGCACCGACAGCGAGCTTCGCTACGCTAGGAGCCGGGCTCGCGCCTACCTCTTGAAACCCGCACGCACCGCAGAGCGTGCCCTGCGCGCGGCCGTCCGCTGGATGTCCCTAATTGCGGCGGCCGTCGCGCTTGCCTTCCTCATTGCACGCTGCCAGGGGCCACTTATCGATGGCGCCCTGATGCAGCTCGATCACCAATATGCGGCCGAAACGGCCGAGAAGGAGAAATCATGGAACAACAAGCACTAGCCGAGCAGCAGCCCGATGGGCAAGCACTCGCAATCCGCGAAGACAACTCGAGCATCACGCATCCGGGGCTTATCAGGCCCGTAGCGTCTCCTAAGGAGCTCGTAGAAGCACACAAGGAGGCGGTGGGGATCATCAAAGATGTTCTCGAAGATGGCCGCGACTACGGCACGATCCCCGGAACTGGAGACAAGGCGACCCTTCTCAAACCAGGGGCGGAGCGGTTGCTCACAGCTTTCGGCGCCTACGCGGATCCGATGGTAGTCGAGCAGGAGTGCGACCACGATCGCGTGAACTCATTCGAGCTCAAGAAGTGGGAGATGGCCGCAAGGCCCAGCGATGATGTAATGGAGAAGATGAAGGCCCAAGGAATCGGCAGATGGCGAAAGGGCCAAAAGAGCCAATGGATTTGGCAAGAGGCCGTCGTTGAGCAAGGAGAGTCCATCGGACTCTATCGATTCGTCGTGAAGTGCAACATCGTCCTTCGGCAAACGGGCACAGTGATTGCCTCGGGAGTCGGCGCCTGCAGTTCGCTTGAGTCGAAGTACATCCGCTCTCCTCGAGACTATGAGAATACCGTCCTTAAAATGGCCAAGAAAAGGGCGATGGTCGACGCCGTCCTCAATGCCTTCGGCCTTTCTGACAGGTTTACCCAAGATATTGAAGACATCGGTCAGACCGAGCCTGCTGAAAAGCCGAACAACGAGCAGCAAAACGGCGCGGCCAAGCCCAAGCAGAACACGGCGCCGATCGGCACTCCTGATCCAATGGCGCCGCTTCTCGAGGCGCTCAAGAAGCTGGGGCTCAACCCGTCCGAGCACCATATCGAGATTGCCGCGGCTCTATCGACGTACATCGGGCGGCCAATCCTTGCGATTCACGAGGTGAACCTCGATGAGATCGACGGACTGGTTCGAAGGCTCGGGAAGGTGCACCAGGGAGAGGCGGGCATCCCACCGGACTGGGTTGGAATCGTCAAGACGCTCAAGCCCTACGTGAAGAAAACGGAGGCGCCGGCGGAATGAAGCACCTCTACCTAGATATTGAGACCATTCCGTCCGAAAGGGCGCGCGAGCGCCTCTGTGCGGGCGTGAAGCCTCCCGGCAGTATGAAGAAGGCGGACACGATCGCCAAGTGGGAAGCTGAGGAGAAACCGGAAGCAATCGACAAGGCGTTTCGTGGCGGATCCCTGGATGCCTGCTTTGGCGAGATCCTTGTAATCGGCTACGCGATCGACGACGGGCCGGTGATCATGCTTGCCCAGGGTCTGCCAACGGAACATGTGACGGAAGCTGCACTCCTCGGCGCTTTTATCACTGCCATAAACAACCAGTTTGGAAACCAGCCGTGGACGATCGTCGCGCACAACGGCCTCGGCTTCGACGTGCCGTGGATTTGGCGGCGATGTATCGCCAACGGCCTTCGGCCTCCGTCCGGATGGCCGGCGCCGAGCACTGCAGGCTACAAGGCGAACGTGTACGACACCTCCGCCGAATGGGCCGGCTTCCGCGAACGCGTGAGCCTGGACAGCCTTTGCTTTGCCCTCGGCCTCGAAGGTAAGGGCGACGTCGACGGATCCCAGGTCTACGACATGTACGCGCGAGGTGAGGTGGCGGCGATTGTCGACTACTGCCTGAGCGACGTTGAGAAGCTCCGGCTTGTGCACAAGCGCATGACTTCTGAGCTATCGGAGGCGACTTCCCCCTGAAGGGCCTTTCGTGATGGGGCCCCGTGGCCGTTCGGGTTCATGAATACCTAGTTCCGCCTGGGCGGCCACAAAACATAACCAGAATGAAAACCGAAGAACACACTCAATTTCAGACGTTCCAAACTCTGCCGCTATCCTCGATCCAAGAATGGGCAGGCAACCCGCGCAAGCACTTTGACGCATCAAAACTCAATGAGCTTGCCGAGTCGATCAAGGCGCAAGGCGTCCTACAGCCGATTGTCGTACGCCTGGTTCCGGCATCGCACGGTGAATCCGATTTCCAAATCGTCTGCGGCGCCAGGCGGTTCCGCGCCGCCAAAATTGCGGGCCTCGAAAACATCCCATGCGTGGTTCGCCAACTGGACGACCGGGAAGTCCTCGAACTCGCCGTGATCGAAAACCTCCAACGCGACGACGTCCATCCTCTGGAAGAAGCGGAGGGATACGCGCGGCTCGAGGGCCAGGGCTACGACGTAGAGACCTTGGCCGCGAAGGTCGGCAAGTCGACGAGCTACATTTATCAGCGGATGCAACTCCGGAAGCTCTCGCGAGAGGCGCAGGAAGAGTTCTACGCCGGCCGCATAACAGCTGGCCACGCCGTGCTCCTTGCTCGCCTCCAGGACCACTACCAAGCTCAGTTGCTCACTGAGATCCTTTGGGATTGGGGGTGGCGAGGGGAGAAGAAAGTCCGCGGCAAGACTCGCAAGAGAGCCGCGGACAGCGTCCGCCAGCTCAAGCACCTCATTTCGCAGCTCACACACCCGATTGCGAGTGCCCTGTTCGACTCAGAGGATGCCGGGCTCCTGAAGAGCGCCGGCCCTTGTTCGACATGCCCCAAGCGATCAGGTGCCGACAAGCTCGACCTTTTCGACGATGACGAGGAAGGCGAGGAGCCTGACCTTTGCCTCGATAGCGGCTGCTGGTCGAAGAAGATGATCAATCATTTCGCACAACTCAAGAAGCGCACCGAGAAGGAGGAAGGCCTGCCTGTCCATTACGTGTCAACCGGATACAACTCGAACAATTCCGCCGTAAAACCGCAGCTCCACTACTACGAGTTTGAAAAGGCTTCGTCCAAGCCCAACGCGATCGGAATCAACGTCTCTTCCGGCGAGATCCTTCCGATCAAGGTCAGAGGCGAGAGCAAGTCAAAGCCTGTCGATTCCGCTGAAAAGGCAGCAAAGGACAAACGTGATCGCGCACTCAAGAAGCGTCGCGAGACAATCGAGCGCGAGTGGCGTGAAGCCATGCAGGCAAAACTCGAGGAAACAGCACCGAAGTCACTCGACCTTGACTTCGTTCGCACCTACGCGGCCGAGAAGTGGCATGGCACTTGGTCGCAGGAAAGGGCAGCGATCCTCAAGCGCGCCGGCGTAGATTCCAAGTGGAGCGAATCGCGAGTCCTGAGGCATCTCAAGAGCGCCGATGAGGCCTGGCTCATGCGCTTCCTCTTCCTGTGCCAGACCGAGCGCGACGTTTACCTGCCGACCTATGGCTACTCCGGCAAGCCTTCGACGCTTCTGCGCATGTGCGAGATGGAAGATATCGACCATGCCGCCATCCGAAAGGAGGTTGAGGCAAAGCACCCGAAGCCCGTGCAGCCGTCTGCAAAAAAGACTGCGAGGAACGCTAAGCCGAAGGCGAAGAGGAGGGCCAATAAGTGAGCAAGACTAAAGAGGAGATCACTGCTGCGGTCTCCAGCGCCTACGAGGTGCTTGCCACATCCTTCGAGGACGACGAACAAATGGAGTGGCTCGTGGTCGCTCGCAGTAAGGGCTCTCGACGTGTCTCCGCGGCCGTGCACCCTCGATCTACGCATGATCTCGTTTTTTGCATGATCGAGATATTCAATACGGCCGCCCAAAGACCGGTTCATTTTCGTAAAGCACTGAGAGCGGCCTGCCTTCGCCTGTTCGCTGGAGAGACGCAGGCTCAGGACCTCGTGGCTTTTGTAGAAAATCGTGAAACGGGTGAGCGGACGCCCGTCGACCTAAAAGGCGGCGCGAAGCTATGAGAAAGTTGCTCCTTTGGTTCACGGCTCCGCTGCGCAAGCATGATTTCGAAGCCGTGCCAGGCATCTTCACTGTGACGGAAGCCCTGAACGCTGGCTATCGGCCGATGATGTACTTCGATCCGCTGGAGAACCCATATGAGAGGGGGATGGGCGACTTTCTCGTGGCGATTGGTTCGAAGCATGCGCCCATGCCTAGGCTTGCGCAGCTCATGGTTTGTTCGCAGTGCGGGGTACCGGCCTTTTACCAGGACCTCCTCGATCGTGAGGAGTTCAACTTCTTCTATCGGATGCGTGGATGCTGCGGGTACCAGAAGCAGTGGCCAGGAGCCATGGATTAAATGAGCTTTCCCGCAAATGGCCACTGCCGCGGTTGTGGCAAGCCGATCGTTTGGGGCACCACGCCGGAAGGGAAGCGGATCCCGCTTGACCCGCGACCTCCGTGCTACCGCATTACCGACGCCGACGATCCGGACAAGGTCGAGATTGAGCGCGACGAGAACGTCCTCGTGTCGCACTTCGCCACGTGCCCCGACGCCGACAAATTCTCAAGGAGGAACAGATGATGACACCTACCGCTTACTTGGCCGTGGCCGCACTCGAGACCATAGAGCGCAAGGAGGCAGCCCATGACTAACCGTGTTCGAATCTCGTTTCTAGATGCCAGCTTCAAGGACATCGTCTGCGAGCTAGGCGAAGGCAACCCTGGAGCAATCCAGGTGATGATGAGGCTACTAAGTGATGTCGACGCACACCACAAAGACCCGCTGCTGTACCTTTTCCGCCTCGAGAGCATGAATATTCGCGGCACCCAAATATGGTCTTCATTCAAGGACTTCGCAGGCAGCGATCTTGACAAGCTGCGGACCGCGCTGCTGGCGCGCGATCAATCACTCGTCGACGTCGTTAACCGCAAGCGCCCGGATAACCCACCAGCTGCGCGAATCTGCTGCCAGTACATGACGGATCCCGGCGATGGCCTTTACGATTGCTCCTTAGCTGCCACGCATCGCGTTTCGTCCGACGACGATCCGGATGTCTATTACGTCTGTGGCAAACATCTGAGGCGGGTCCAGACTGACCATCCATTTGGTGACGAGGTCGAAGTAAAAGCGATCGGCAAGTACGAGGATATTAGCGAATGAAGGCGCTTTCGATGACCCCTCCATTTGGCCAACTCATTCGTGACGGCGAGAAGACGATCGAAACTCGCACCTGGTCCACCAAGTACCGCGGACCGGTTTTATTTTGCTGCGCGAAGCAGCCAAGGTCCTTAGAGGCGGGCATGGCCTTATGCGTCGCAGAACTGGTGGCCGTCCGACCATTTCAGGCTGGTGACGTAATTGATGCCTGTTGGGGCATGTGGCCGGATGACCCCGAACTCAACAACTGGCTGCCCGGGCGTTTTTCGTGGGTGCTTGAAAACGTTCGTCCGGTCGAACCATTCCCTGTAAAGGGGCGGCTCGGCTTTTTCGAGGTGCCTGACGTGCTTATTGACTACATCGAGGACTCAGCTTGAGCCGCTACGCCCAAGGTACCGAAGTTTCCGTTGAGCGCTCGCTCGGCGAGGTCGAGCGCATCCTGCAGCGGTTCGGCGCAGACTCTTTCGCCTACCAAAAGAAAGCCGATTCGACTGCGATCGCGTTTGAAATCCGCGGGCTGAACGTGATGATGCGCGTGTCTATGCCGGCAGTCAAGGACTTCCTTCTCACCGATACCGGTCGCAAGCGAACAGATTCGGCTGCGTGGAGCGAGCGCGATAAAGAATGCCGGCGCCGCATGCGTTCATTGTCCGCGGTCATCAAAGCGAAGCTCGTCGCGGTTGATGATGGTGTCGCGACGATCGAGCAGGAGTTTCTGCCTTACATTCAATTGCCGGACGGCACTTCGATCGGCGAAGCCCTCATTCCACAGATCGGCGCCCTCGCGGCGGGGACGCTCGCTCTTCCAGGAGGATCGAAGTAATGGGTCAATGCGGGTGCATGGATATGAAAATTGATCAGGCGTGGCGAATGCCAGACGGAAACGTTCTGGCGTTCAGCCTTTATCCCGGCTGCGAGGAATGCTTCCGCGGCATAGGCGTGGTGATCTACGTTTTCGACAAAGAAGGTGAGCGGCATTGGCTCGGTGATGTTGAAACTCCAGCTTTGCCTAAGGCTGACGAGTTTGGAGGAAACGAGGGCATGGGAATTTCAATTCCAATTGTCGACATCGATAAGATTCTGGATCACGCTCGCGCGATCGACGTAGTCGACGACGATATCAGCGATTACGAAACCACTGCCGATTTTTTGGATGACAAGCTGCAGCGCATCCTGCATTGGAACTCGAGGGAAACGGTCGCCACATGGCGCAAATCTGGGAGCCAGCAATGAGCGCGGCCAAGCTAACTCCCGACGAGGTTCGCAGCCGGGTTCTTATCGGCATTAAAGAAGCTAAGGTGCTTGCTCCGATCATCGGCACCCGTCGCATCGCAACCGCTTGCGCGAATCGGGAGCTTCGATCCAAGAAGGACGGGCGCCGCTGGATATTTAGGCCCTCCGATTTTGAGGAGTGGGCCAACCGCTTCGTCGGCACATAAGTATATACTTGCGCATCATGCCTGGCAAGCGTCGCCTGAACGGCGAGGGCAGCTACTACTTCGATGAGAAGACCGGCTACTGGATGTTCCGGATCGAGGCGAACGGACGCCGCCTGACTCGCAAAAGTCGGTCGCTCAACGAGTGTCGCGAGAAGGCACGGGATCTCCTTGCGGATATACGAGCAAAAACCGTCAAGCCTACGCGGCAGCCCACTTTCGGGCCATACGCCGACGCCTGGTACACGGTGCACCGAGAGCGCCTTACCTCTGATGCCTCCCGAAAGTCCTACGACAGGAATCTCGGATACTTGAAGGCCGTGTTTGGCAAGAAGCTGGTCAGCGCGATCGATGCGGACGAAGTAGAGCGCGGGGCGCTGATCCTCAAGGCTCGCCACGGCGCTCGCACGGCGCAAATGTGCCAGCGCCAACTTGGCCAGATCATGAAACTCGCCGTCCGCAAGGGGCTCGTTTCGATAAACCCCTGCTCGATTGCTGAGCGCGTGCAATACGAGCCGAAAGAGCCAAGGGTGTTTAGCGTCGAGGAGATCACGGCAGTGATGGCCAATCTTGATGGCAACTACGCGCCGGTTCTGCGGTTCCTTGCGTTTACCGGCATGCGTATCTCCCAGGCCCTAAACCTGAAGCTCTTTCAGGTGAACCTGCGGCGCCGTGTCGTGACATCGGACACCGCCAAAACCCATGCGAGCAAGGGCATGCAAGATTTGGGCGCCGACGCCGTCCAGGCGGTCCACGAAGCAATCGCCCTGCGCAACTCGCACGCGACCGAGGAGCCGTTCGAGGATAGCGGGCGCCTCTTTGTGACATCGACCGGTGGGCCGATGTATGCACGCAACGTTCAGCGAGCTCTCGACGCAGCACTGAAGAGGGCCGGCATTGGCCACTACTCGCTCCACGACTTTCGGCACTCGGTGGGGACACATCTTGCAGACGCTGGGGTCTCCCTGAGCAAGATTCAGGCTGCGCTGCGCCACAAGTCGGCCGCGACCACGGCGAAGTACTACGTCTCGCAAAAGAAGCTGCGCACGGCCGGCACGATCGAACGGCTCCCATGGGCAACTGGTTCCACAACTGGTTCCGAAGCACCCGATGACGCTGCTGGCGGCGTCGACGAAATGGACATTTGA